GATTTAGATGGTCTCTTGATAGTGAATCTCCTCGAAGCATTCAGGAAGTCTAAGTATTCTTCCCAACTTCTTATGTTGAAATAGTTCTCAACTTTGATCTCGTGTGCCGGCTCTAGGTCCAAGGGTGCGAACACCTTCTCAACTCCAAAGTACCTTGCTGACCACATCTCTGATGGATCTAAGAACATGTTGTCGATAGGTTTGGTTCCGGGGACTCTCGAACCTGTGCCGGTGCGTATGACCCTCCTGAACTCTAGCCACTCGTCTTTACCAAATGTAAACGAAGAAAAGTGCCCATCCTTTACCGACATACCGTGAGATGTGATATAGCAGTTCTGTTTGGAATTGATCATCTTTCTATGTTCTCGGAGTTGAAATGCGGGGAAGAATCCGTGCGGGAACGACACGTAGTACTTTGAGGGTATCATGTACTTAGATAAGGCCTGCAACGTCTTGAAGGCGCACAGAGCGCCGTGTATGACCGACCATGAGGTGCAGTCTCTCTTGTGACGGTCTTTCGGGTTGACTCCAACGTAATATATTGGAATTCGTCTCTTTGACTCTCCCATGTTTCTGTCGAAGGTCCTATGTGACCATACGGGGTCAAAACACCAGTCTCCAAGTCTCTTACGTATATACTTGCAAAAGTCGTGGTTTACTGTGATCCAAATGCTTTTGCATCCAGCCCATGCACACTCAGCCACTGCGGCTTCGATTAGGTTGAAATTGGGTGCGATTGGCATCATGCAATCGGGCCAAGGTTGACCGAAGTCAAAAGATTCATGTCCGGCTATGGGAATGATCCCTACAAGGTTTCTCCCTTCTTCTTCAAGGTCTCGAACGTCTTCCATGCTTTCCCCTCTTGTTGATTCATGTTGTATATTGTATTGAAGCTATATATAGGCTCGTATCTCTGAGTGACCACTCTTTTATGGAATTCTATCTTTGGATTCTTGTAGTACTCTTTGCCCTTGTAGACTTGAGACAGAGACCCTTTGAGGCCCGCCTCCTTGAGCATACGCATGACTTTAATCTTTGCGATACCAGGGCCATAGTCAGGGTCCAAAAGTTGCTTGTGGCTCAAGTTTGAGCTTCCTATGAAGTCTTTTGTTACGCCATTGGAGGCTCTTGGAGACAAATAGAAATTAATTTTTTTGATGAAATCGTGGGTATCATCTAATATCTCACTAACGTCATGTGAGCGCATTATCCGAGAGTCGAAGAAGTCATATACCTCATAGTCATTCAAGCGTTTGTCAAAGTGCAGGATCTCACCTGCTTCTATCTCGACCCTTCTGTTACCTTTCGAAATTACCCTTATATCCTTGTTCTCTATCCGGATATTCTCTATGTTTCCGCCATAGGGCATAAGTCCCCCAAGCGACAGCGCAAACGCTAGGTTTGAGGACAGATGCTTAGGGTTGGAGCAATCGAAATCTGGGAAAGTGGTCGGAAAAAATTTTCCGTCAAATCGGAAAACGTACTTCTTTTCTTGAACGAGGATTTTCGTCTGTGTGCGCCAAGCGTACAGCATGGCTTCAATAGACCCTCCGATTATTACCTTAGAGAGTCTTTGTTTCAAGCTGCCCTCTGTGGTAACATTGGAAGCAACTCTTTGATTTTTTGACCCAATACATCAGCACCGGCTGTCGACATATACCAGTCTTTCATTTGACCGTATAGTCCAGCACCAACACCCGGATTATCTAAGAATCCAGTGGTGTTCATTGAACTCATCTTTACGTGGTCTTTGATGAAGCTATCTAGATAGTCCTCGAGGAAATGCTTCTCGAATACCAGACTTTTGTCTGCTGTAGAAAGGGAATTAAACTCATCACCTGTTATGGTTTCGTATCCAATTCTCTCCAGCCCTTCTGCGAGTTCAGTTAGGTACATGAGAGCCTTTGCTTCGATAACAAAGTCAGCCATGTCCGATCCAAAAACTTGGTTGTACCAATGGGAAATTCCTACTCGGAGTTGGACTTGTACTTTTGTTAGAGCATCGGGATATCCTCTTGATGATGTTCTCGGGATATCTGCATCAGTCAAAGCATCAATTTGGCTTCCGAATGTACTAGTAAAGAAGTCTCGCCTTGCGGTTTGAACGTCCATACTTATGTCTACGAAATGCTTGATAAACAAGTCGATAGAGCCGGGGTGTACGTCAACCATATCATATAAGCCTTGGTACCTGCTTTCTTTAAGTATTTTCAGTTTCATCTTCATCTTTCAATCTCCTTAGGAATGACTCTGGTATCATTTTAAATAGGGCGTTGTCCACTTTGACCTCATAACACCAATAGTTCTCATCGTGTTCTTCGTTTGGCCATTTATGGCTGAACATCAGCACCGGCTCAGACACTACGATACCTAGGCTAGAAACCATCTCACCAACTGTTTCTTGACAAAACATAACGAGATCTCCTCTCTCGAACTTAGGATCTCCGCAATTCACGATATGCACCTACTGAATATGGCCAAATTTCTTCTGCTATTTCCAAGCATGCTTCAGCTACTTTTTGTATTTCCCACTGGGCACCTTCGTGCATTCTCAAGTCTATGAATTTCAGCAGATTTGAGAGGTTGACTGTGCCGTAGTACTTAGCGTAGAGATTTTGCGGCAGCACACCTCTTGCCTGTTCTCGACAAACTCCTGCTTCAATCAACTTATCAAACAAGTCAAGCGAGTAATCGTGCCATTTAGCAACAGCATCGGATGACTTTGAATAAGTGTCGAGAAATATTGGAGCAATTGTCGGGTCTTGCTGGTCTTTAACATTTGACGCTTGTCTGTTGCTCTCGTGTTGAGTACGGAAAGTGTCTGGTTCATAGAACCTAAGGTGCACTTCCGTATAGCGTCTGGATATCTCGTTGTAAGCCCATGTTCGGTGTCTCATGTGTTGAGACCTCACAAACATTGGAACCTCGAACATGAATGTAATCGAGTTATGCTCAAATGGAGAGGTATGCTTGTGTTCGATCAAATACTTGATCAAACCCTTGTCTCGCTTGGTAAGTGGTTTTGTATTGTCTTGACCAAAAGAAACACGAGCGGCATTAGCGATCATCTTGTCGTCACCTACGTGTTGCACATAGGAGACCTTACCTATCCCATCGCCGTACAGTTCAATCTCTTTCATCAATACCTCTGCGCTTATATCCTTCGTATACTGGGATATTAAATTTCTTTCCTACTCTTGTCTCTGGATCATCGCCCTGTTGAGACTTCGGAATAAATGTGAAGTCGTCACCTTGTTGTGCTAATTGAGAGTGGTCATATACATCAGAAACCTTGTGTGATCCACTTGCTCTAAAGAACAGGGAATCTCCCTCATAGTCAATCTGATACATGGTAAAGAGCATCGTGTCGTTGCCTGCTTCGATGGTGAATTTCTCTCCATACAAGAAGCCCCATTGTCCAAACTCTTTATTGAGTTTGGCTATCTGCTTGATCTCTGGATTAATAACAATCACTGATTGCTCAAATACACCGAAGAACTTTCCGCCAACCCTAACATATTTAAGGCCCATTTCTTTGAGTCTACTTTCTAGATCGCCTTTCAATTGTGTATTGATTGGTTCAATCATTTGTTGTGCATTCGGATTTTGTCCGGACATGATGGTTATCGACTTAACACTTGGGTCCTTACCTCTTAGCATCTCGAGCACTTTCATGTACTTTGACTGTTTTGCCTCAGTCAGTTTGATCTTTAATTTCATTACCAGTTCTCCCATAGACGTAGTTCTCTTTGACCACATAAATAGTTTGAGAATCGGCTTTTATCTCCTGAACTGTGGTTCTTTCCACTACGATGGTGTCTCCAAGGTCTAATGCAATCGTGCAGTCTTCGGACATTCCAATGACGTCAGCGATTACATATGGGGATTTGGGCGGACGATACTCGTCAGGCATTACCAACAGGGAGTCTTCTTTGGTTTGCTCTTGCTCTCTTGGCTTGATTAATAAATGTTTGTTAAATGGTTTGAATTGCATGTTGCCTCCTAATAAAAAAACGTGCTATACCCTTACAGTATAACACGTCCTTAGCTAATTGTCAAGTAAAAAGTTTACTTTTCTTCGTGAGAATTCTTCACTTCTTGAATAACGGTACGAACATCTCTGAGTTCTTTTGAAGCTTCCATTAATGCCTTTCGAGCACGAGGGGCTGCAGATTTGTAACCATAAGCACCAGCTTCGACTTTGTCGAGGTCTTCCATTACTTCTTTCAAGCTATGAATAATTTTTTCTAATTGATCTCTCATATATCTCTCCTGTTAAAAGATTTCACAAGAACCGCCACCGCAGGCTATTTCGCCTGATAAATCAGTTTCGTCTGTTGTCTCAATAACTAGGTTCAAGTCCACGTTTTTGACCAAAGAGAGCATCTTTTCATAAGTTTCCTCATCACAATCCTCGTATGGAGCTTGCACATAGCTGTGATCTGAAAACGGTAGAACGCTCAAACCATTGTATACACCTCGATTATTCCACATCCACTCTCCAACTGTTTCCCACTCATCATCTTTGATGGTTACGGTTGCTGAAACGTTGTGAGTGTTGTTTCCTTTCTTGTGACCGGGCTTGATCCATTCTCCAGAAACTTTCTTTACTCTCTCGAGCAAATCAAGAGCGCTCTCGTGGCGCGTTATTGCCCCTTCAGGAGCTTTTTGAGGAACAGATAGGATAGCAGTGTCGTGTGGTCGGAAACGGTCGTCCTCGATCAACTCAGGCAGGTTATTGACGAGATATGAGTAGATAGCCTCATTCTTTCCAACGCGCAAACGGCGAATGTAATAGTCATTGTGCCAAGCGTGGATACCACTTGACGTTCCAAGAGTAAGCGAAGTTGTACCGGCTGGTTTTACACAAGTTTGTCGTGCTGCTTGATTGATACCAATCTCAGATGCGACTCTGCGGTTCTCCTTCGAGACTTCCAAGGATGCTTCAGTCATGTTCAAGTTGAGAACACCACCGGATGCGATACCAGTCATTGAGACGCCGATCAAGGCATCCTTCTCTGTAGTACGTTGCCATACTGGTCGGAGATAGTGGAAGTCTGTGTAAGATGCTTGGAGTGTTCCAATGAATGATGCTGCTTTCGATCTAGCATTCAGTTCTGATTGCGATGAAACGTCGGATACATTGATCTCGACCAAGTTACAGAACTGATAAGGTCGGAGACCAATTTCACAACAAGGATTGCAACCCCAGTCTTTATCATTTGAGAAATAGAATCCGGGCTCACCTGATCGAGACTCTTCAACTCGCTTCCATAAGCGTTTGAATGTTGGCTCGTCGATTCTGTGTCGCATTACGACTACTGAATTGTTTGCTCGTCCTCTCTGCGGGTTAAGTTCCCACCATGCACCTGCTTTTGCACTGAGCATATTCTCGTCGTCAGCGCTGAAAAGAGATATAAGAGCAGCCCTACGAATACCCCCGGCCAAAACCGCATCAGCGATGTAGCAGATGATATCATGCACCTCAATAGGAGTGAGTTTGTCACCATTTTCTTTAGCATCTAAGATTCCCTCTATTTTTACTAAGCATTCTCTTAGTGGTTGTGGCCCCGGTGCCTTACCACCGGACGTTACTAGCCTTGCGCCTTTAGGGCGGATATCCGAGAAGTCAAATCTAAGTTTTGACGTTCCCTTGAAATACGATGTAACTAGTGCCTTAACAGCATCAGCCCACCCCTCAATTGAATCTCCAATTAAAAATCTTCGTGTCCTCTTGGAGGAAGGTCTACGAATCTCTGGTAGTTTATCTACATGGTGATGTTGCACTGAATATCCAACACCGGTTCCTCCGAGAAGCAAGAACATGATCTCGCCAAATACTCGTGGGTCGTCCGCAGGTGCGAACGCACAATTAAATATACGATTTGGAGATACCTCAATCGGCTTTCCTCCAAATTGCATACTTCGCATTGAAGGCAACACCTTCTTTTGAAACACATACTTGTAGTTTTCTCGAATCTCTTGTTCAAGGCTCGGAAACTTCTTGATGTGCATATCCATGTTGCGAGTTACCAACTCGTCCCAATTCTCTCTACGCTGCTCGTCTTCGATGTAACGAGCGTACTTCATGTGGACTGTTATGTCCGACAGAATCTTTTTCTCCAAATCCATTCTAGGCTCCTGTTGTTTTCTTTTGTATAATTCTCTTTCTATGTCTGTGTATACTTGCGATATATCCATGCTACTTGCCCTCCTTCGCATACTTGTCTTTCAACATTTGAAGGGCATCGCTCGTTGATTGCATCTTCTCGGCTGTTTCGTCTCGGTCTAGTATTTTAATAGTAACATCTGACCAATCAACAAAGGCATCAAATACAAGTCCATCGGGACCATTACGATTCTTTGCGACAAATAAGCGACCTTTATTAGCCTGCTTATCTTGAACAGTTCTCGAGAGTGAGAAGATAAAGTCAGCAACAAAGCATTTGTTGAATGCTTCAGAGATTGCTTCCATTGTAATAACCTCTGCATTGAGGCCTCCACGGTTAGTTTGTGATGCGGTCCAACAAGGGATCTCGTAAGTTTGAGCCAAGCCACGCAGGCCTTCATAAGTTTCTTCCAACTCATGTCGCTTTTCCGAAGAAGAACGAACAGGTCTTAGCAAGTCAGCATAATCAACCATGATCATGTCGGGATCGATCCCTCGCTTTCGCAACTTCTCAATGTGATTCTTGAGAGTTTGAACGGAAGCCGATTTGGTTGGGTATTCTTTGATAATTAGAGTTCCCTCTAAGTCTTTTACTCTCGCGACAATATCTTTTTGTCTTTCTCTATGTTCTTGTAGTGGAACATCGGAGATGCAACAGTCAAACCTTTGCCCGACAACCGTGTCTTTAAGTTCGAGAGTATAATAGACAACAGTCTTTCCTGCAAGTATCGCTTGAGCAGCCAAGTGAACGAGCACCATAGACTTACCGGCACCAGTAGGAGCAACGACAACTCCCAACTCGGATTTCCCTAGACCTCCCTTAATAATCTCATCCATTCGAGCCCAACCAGTTGAAGTTGGATCTCTTGAAATGAGTTCAAAACGTTTAAGTAAATCTTTGCGAAAATCATGACCGAAGTTATTGTCTGTACCAAGAACTAAGGCTTCCTTGATTACTTTCTCAATCTCTTCGAACGAAGATGACTTGAGTAGGGATGCTGATTTGATCATGGCTCCCTTTAATACTTGCTTTCGACAAAAGTCGATAGCCTTATCCTTAATAAAGGCTGCTTCCTCTACACCGTCCGATGTGTGGATGCGAGCATAGAACTCACGGACGTCTTTGGCTGTTGCCTTGTCGTGGTGGTTGAGTTCTGTTCTCAATAGAGTCATCATCACTTCCGCATTGGGGTGAGTGTTATATTTGTCTCTATAGTTTATTAGCGTCTCTGCGAATACTTGGAGATATCTCTTCTCGAAGAATGTGATATCAAGTACTTCCGTAATTTGATCGAAGAATGGGCGGTCCTCCAACATAAGTTGGCAAAGGTTCTCTTGGAAGTTCTTTCCAAAGCGCATAAAAGTTTCTTGTCTGTCGTTATTCATATGTCCTCCTGAATTTTTGTGTATGCTTAAATATAACCTATCTAAGCCAACTTGTCAAGTAAAAAGCTATCTTTTTATTTTTCTAAAGACTTGCTGTAAGTCATTAAAGTTGAGAGTAGCGGCGTCATCTTCGAAAAGCATTTGAGTAAATTTTATTTTATTAAATGTAGGCTCAAAGTCTACGATGGCTTTCTTGATTATCTCTCTGTTCATTGGTCTGATGTTGGGATATTGTAGTTGCATGATAGCGTAGTTATCTTTAATAAGTTTCTCATTATTTTCGATGTTCTCATGTATCTTCAACTTCTTTCCCTTCATGGCGCAGTCTCTAACTATGTCTGCCGTTGTGTATTCATCCTCTCTAGCCAAGAATGGGAATCTTTTCGCAATGGTCTTGAGACCTGCACCTTTGATTCCGGGTAGATTGTCTGAGGAGTCTCCAGCAATTGCTCGAGCCAATGCGAAGTTGTTTGGATGAATCTTGAACTCATCGATGACCGATTGTCTTGTGACGATCTTCTTTTGTATCGGTCGGTAGATCTGTACGTCTTCTCGACACAATTGAAAGAAGTCTTTGTCTGAAGATATGATTGTCTTCTTCCAGCCGGCATATCTCTCGTGGTTAATTACCAATGCGATGATGTCGTCTGCTTCTGTAAAGTCTGCTACGAGTTGAATAACGGGCATCTCGTTAAGGTACTCCATCAGTCTTACTTGTTGGAAGCCCTTGTTGGCTTCCTGCTTATCCTCCGGCAAGTCAACCATTCGACGATTGAACCTCACCGGTTTGCGACCACCTTTGTAGTCCTTGTTCATTGAACGTCGTCTTGCAGAGCCTTCATGGCCATCCCAAGCGACGATCACTTCATCAGCGGCAAAGTCCCTAGCCACCTTCTGTAAAGACTTTAGGAAGCCAATGGTGCCTCCTACAGGCCACCCTTTTTTATTTAAGTGAGGGCTAATCACATAAGAGCGCAAGAACATGTTCAGCGCGTCAATAATAATAACATTTTTCATTTATCCTCCAAACTTTTAATGAAATCTAAGTCCACGCCCATGGTGTCGAACCACCACTCTTTGGACTTGTTTTGGTATTTTGCTTTATTTTTATTTCTGTTGTAATTTTCTATAACCTTGTCTTGGCGTTTTTTCTCTTTGAGATAATGCTCATTATCCCACTCCGAACCTAATCTGTAGAGTTCTCTGAGAAGTTTACGGAACACATAACCCTGTTCCTTGTTGCTTGGGTAATAACCAGAGTAGAGAAGCTTCTCACAAGCCTGAATTAAAATCTCTTCTTTGGTCTCTTCGTTTACTCCGTTCACAAACATGTTAAGTCTTTGCAAGCCGAACCCAACGTCAATGCACGTTCCAAGTGGGTTTACGATGTTTCCAATCTCGACGTCGTCCTTGAAGAACTCCGTGCAGTAGCCACCGATTTGTCCATCGGTCCACTTACACTCTTCATCTGGTCTGACTTCTACATCGTAATTGTCGTATAGACTCTTCCAGTCTTCGAACTTGTCTGGGTGGACTGTTACGTAGTCAACCTTGATCTGTAGGACTTCCTCTACAAACTCCATCCAAAAGTCAACCGCTTCTTGAACCGTTAATGTTCTAAAGGAGAATAGACCGATCATGTCGAAGTAGAGATAGTGTGTTCCATCTCCGATCTCTTCCAAGTCATTTAATCGAATACAAGACTGGACATTTGCTAACGTCCCAGTTTCGTCTGACTTAAATTTGTCTTTGAACTGCTGCATTCCTGCTGGGCAGAAAAGAGTTGAGTTATCATAGGGTCGAACATTATCATCTAATTGAAAATGCACCCCCTTCTCTTTGCAAAATTGTTCGTATGAATCGATTACGTCCATTATAAATCCTCCTGTTTAATATTATAACACTTTTAGGTAGTTTTGTCAAATAGAAAGTATAAAAAAACCCCGAAGGCGAACCAACGGGGCTTTAGAGTAACTTCAGGATTTAACCTTCTTCGCTCTCGCCTTCAAGGCCAAAGCTTTTGCCTTCGGACTCAAAGAGTTTGATGATTTGCTCATCCATGATGTCGAACACGCATGCTCGGAAGTCCTTGTCTTGGAGTCTCTTGATCCAACTGGAGCGTTGAAACTTGAACTCCTTACCTTTACGGTCATACATCTTGTTCCATGCGGATGTTTTAAAGCGAGGAGAGCCAGATGCCTTCAGTGCTTCAAACCATGATTCTTCATCTTGAATGCCTACGCTCTTACCCCATGTAATTTGAAATGCACATGTCCGACCTTCAGATCCAAAGCGAGATTTTTCAATCTTAACTTTTACTGACGATCCTTCGCGAAGACCATTCTCATCAGTGATGAAGTACTTCTTGGATTTTGGTTTTGTAAGCCAAATCCTCAAAGAACTAAAGTATTCAATTGCTTTACCGCCGGGAGCGATATATGGAGTCACCAGAGCTTCCCAGCCTTGTGCACCAATATTACTCTTTAGTTGGTTGATAAGCAACAGTGTACATTGTTGATTCGCCAATGGAATAGCAAGCTTTGGGAAAGCTTTTGCGAAGATGCGGGGCTTCACAGCCATTGATGATTGAGGGTTGAAGTCTCCTTCGAGGTCCTTCTCTGAGGAAGTTGCTGCGATGGAATCCCAAATAAATAGAAACTGTGTTTCTGGATATTCGGTCATGAGATCTTCAATTGTCTCCAATGTTTTCTCAACTGAGACTGCTTGAATGTACAAGAAGTCATTGTTGATGTCGATACCAGTACTTGTAAGAAAAGTTGGATCGATTGCCGACTCTGCATCAAAGTAAACAACGCAATGTCCTTTCTTTTGTGCTTGAGTGGCGATTTGACAAGCCATGTAAGACTTACCGGCCGAAGACAGTCCGGCTAGTTCTGTGATCTTCCCAACGGGAATACCAGCCATTTGACCTCGGCAGATAATAGAGTCCAACCAGCGCGAACCAGTTGGAATCCATTCTTTGACTTCGGTAGGATTGTCTTCATTTAAATCATGAGCAATATCTAGCCCAACTTTTTTGTTGACGAATTTCTTCATCGAGTTAATGTCGATCTTTCCTGCCTTAGTCATTTACTCCTCCTCGGAAGCCGCTGTATCTTCAGCTTCTTCTTCGGTGGTTTCTTCAACAGCTTCCTCAACCTCTTCGGCTGGTGCTGTATCAGTTTCTTCTTCTTTCTCTCCGCAAGCGAAGAGTAGTGTTAATAGTAATGTAGTCATTTTTACTCCTTATTTTTTAAATTGTTCTGTTTCATAGTCCCATTTGTAGGTTATCAGTTTCGTTTCTTTGATTCCTCTCTTACCATCTACTTGAGGAAGAAAAGATACTCGATCAATAATGATAACCTTCCCAGGTCCATAAGCATGCTTGTTAAGCAGCTCTTCTGTTTTGAGAAAATCTTTTCTCAGTTGATCTAGGTCCACGGTCGCCTTGGAAGAGAAGTGAGTTACAACTGAAATCTTTCCTCTGCGGCCTGATGTTTTGACCTTGCCTTTGTCCAAGTCATGGACTCTTTTTTCTAAAGCAACGGCAACTGCTTTTCTAGCACTGTTAGTATCGCCCCAAGCTAAATACTTGTTCGCGCTCCATACAAAACCTTTTTGTGACTTGAAAGAAGACTCAATAAAAGATTTTACATCTTCTTTTGTATGTTTGAGAACACGGGTCATCTTCTTATCACTAAAAGATTCGTGAAACACATCCTCTTTGCGTGACGTGTTTAATCGACAATAATGTTTTTCAAGCAAACAAAAACACATTTCTTTCAGATTTTTTTCGTCGCCTTCTGCATCATCAAAATATCCATATTTTCTCATATTTTTGATAAACCTAATAGCATCCTGCCGAGTATGTGGCTTCGCTGGACGATGATCATTGTCGCCTTGCATAAAGAGTTGCTTGTCTATTTCGTTTTCAAACTTAACCTCTCCGCATGGGATTCTTTCCAATATTTTTTCGCTTTCAATATGAGATCTTAAAACAGATAATCTGTGGTGTCCAACAATCGGAACATACATTTTAGTTTTGGGATCAAACATCACAAGAGGCTTTTCGATTAGCCCTCTAGATTTAATGTCTGCTGATAAGGCTGCTTTATGACCCAAGTCTAGATCTCCAGATCTTGTTTGGTTGTCTTTGTAAATCCAGTTGATTTGGCTTGGAAGAAGTTGCAAGTCTTCATTAATCACCTCACCATTGTTTTCTAGAATTAAATCTTTTGTCTCCTCAGAGATTGTTTTTGAGTATTTCATTTTTTCTCCTTGCCTAAACGGCTATTAACGATTCTAAACGAATCTAATGAAATTATATAAAAAAGGCCGCTCCTTTATAACCAAGGGCGAGCGGCAATTCCCTACAACACAGGAGGTCTACGACTTATTCATCATTCATGAACGCTGCGAAAGCTTTGTCTACATCCTGACCTGTTTGAGGTTTTCCACGTTGAGTCTCATTAGATGAGGCTTCTGCTGAAGAGTCGGAGGACAGGTAACCATCCAGCAGAGACCGTACTTCATCAACTGTCTTAACATCAAACAGGTTGTCGATAACTGGTACAGAGTCAAGTAACTCCTCGCAGTTTCCAACACTATCATCGCACAAGATTGATGGGCGACGACGAGGTTGTAGGCCAGTTTTAGGGAAAGCGCCGGGTCCAGATGCAAGTGTATAAGTTAACTTGATGTCTGTCCCTGTTTGAGGGTCTGTGATATCTCCATAGTCAGGATCAAGCACGTAGCCCAGCAAAGTTTCATATGCGGTCTTTCCATAAGCCCAGATTTTTACACCTTGTGATTCATTTCCACGAACCAGTACTGGTGAATAGTATCGCTTTCGGGCGAACAATTTTTTAGCTTCATTTTTGAGGTTTTGATCGTCAGTTTCAGTACCTTCTCGCCAAAGTTTAGATGCGAAGTCACAGATAGGGCATTCGCCACCATCATTTCGCTTATTGCAGTAGATTCCAGGGTTCTTTCCTACATTGTAGTGAAAGTGGAATTCACGGAACGGGTCGCCATCTGCTGTGGGAAGGATTCGAATGTGTTGTGCTCCAGCTTGGGGCTTCCACATGGTAGAATTCTTACCAGATGCCTTCTTTCCGTTCTTTGATTGTTCGAGCTTCGCTCGCATTGCTTCTATATTAATAGCCATAATTTACTCCTAAGTTTGGTTATTTTTTTTGTGTGTTATCACTAAGGTGGACAGGCTAGTTTTTCATCCCGTCCCCGGTTAAAGTCGTTTCGTTATATAATATTATAACATATTCAAAATGGTTTGTCAAGTATAATCTCGAAAAAAGGTCAAAAAAAATTTCGAGGATCTTGAGTTTTGTAAAAAGTGCGCCCTTTTCAGGCAGGGCGCAAGCCTTTCAGCGGGAGGTACTTAGAATAATTCAATCATTACGTTTCGGCTGTTTGAAACAACAGATCCGATCACGGTGTTATTATTGAATGTTCGGTATTGTTGACGATCAATATCCCATACAGTTTCATAGCCCGGCTGCAGTTTTCGAGTTCGAAAGTAAGTTGGAAATACTCCCTTCGGTGCCTCAGATGGTCGAATGAAATTCATTGCTCGTTGCTCTCCGCGTTGAGTAGTGAAAGTTGCAGTATATACGGTCATAGTATTTGTGTTTGTCATAATTCCTCCAAGAATGTTGTGTGACTATTATATTATAACATAGTTTTGATACCTTGTCAAGTATTTTTGTAAAGTTTTTTTAAAATCTTTCATGAAGCCAATACCAAAACCAGGTAAAGCCAAATATGAAGATTGTAGTTCCAAGAACAAGTTCCATTGTGTAACTCCTTTTTCTTTATACTATTATTATAACATATCCAAAAGGGGTTGTCAAGTTAAATGGCTACTTTTTCCAAACTTTTTTTTCATTGTCCCAAACATACTCGTTGAGATCGACGTTTGTTCGAGTTGCATCAAAAAACATCACAGTTGTTGTTCGAGCAAAGGTGCTATAAACGATTCTAACAATTTCGCCAAGTCGGTCTACGACTTCAATCTGATCACCTTTCATTATCAAACTCGAGCAGGGCTTTCTTCAGTCTGAGTATCATATCGCTTATCTCAAAAATCTTTTTAGATACATACCTTAATTGCTCTTCAGAACAATGGCTTGATTCATATGTGAGCTTAAGAAGGATCCCTTCTTCGATATTCAACAACTTGTTTATTTCAGATTTAATTTTCATTCTATCCATGACGAACTCCCTGTCTTTAGTAACTATCATTCGGAACTCCCGGAAGCAGTTTTATTTTCTTCCTGTATATAATGGGTGTAATGTATTGAATAGAGGTGATTGTCGGTATCGGTTAGCCATATAGCAAATGAAGTGTCTCGTTCCTTGTTTTTGTTTTCTCGAACAATTTGTTGACAAGTTGGAATAAGGTTTTGGTCATTGTCCAAATCTTCCTCATCTACATTCATCATATAAGTTGACTCTGTAATGTTTTGCAGATCGTATATCAACTTCTCGTCATCTGCATCAAGTGATCCAAGTCCAATGGTTGATATTCTTGAGATCTCTTTCTTCTCATGCAACTTACCAAACACAGGATCGACGTGCTTCATGTACATCAGGTTTTGAATTGTACTATAAATAAAAAAATTGACTTTTTCGTAGTAGTTCGATGCTGTACCGTGACCAGCGACATTGAGTAGTGTTTTGTTGTCTAAAACAATCATCTCATGTAACATACCTGAGCGGGTGTACTCCTGTAGTACTCCAAAGTGTACTCTGTGTCTCCGACTTTCCAGTTTGGATGCGAATTCAAGGTCAGGAACGATATAACAAACAGTTGTTCTATAGCCCTTCAGAGCCTCTAGGACGCGCAGAGATGCTCCGGCTACCTTACCACTCCCACAAACAAATAAGATGGCTTCATCGTGAGATTTGAGGCCTCTCTGTTTAAATTTGATTGCATCTTCGTCATATTGCTCAACGGAATCCTTTTTATCTATACCGTTGTTTTCGTCAAGAATTATTATTTTGTAATTCTTGGTGTGAGGCTTGAAGAGGTTGGCTATGTTCTTTCCTGCTTCTCCTAATCCTACTAAGATCATTCTATTCTCCTGTTTTTGTTGCATATAGCATTGGTATTATAACTATTTTTTCTGAGATAAAAATAAAAACTCTTACTGATGGTAGGGTGATTTCTGAAGGATATGGAAATACTTCTAAAACCATTGCGATGTCTCCATTTCTGTATCCGAACATCGATCTAACGTCCCATGGGCAAGCCCCAATCGTAATTAAGTCACCGGGCTTCATGTATGGCGCTCAAAGTTCTTATGAAGCTTGATGGTACTGGGTGTATTTCTTCGTTGTGGATAAAAAATATTTCGCAAACGGGATCTGTTGCGTCCAATGTGGTGTCTCTTATTCTCATGAATATTCCTATATGACCCGTGGTGTATGTTAACCAGTGCCAATCTGGAAGGGATTCAACTACGATTATCAGGTCTCCGACTTTCATTTAGCACCTCGAATTCACTATCCCACATTGGGACCTCAACACCATCAGGCATCAAGATCCAGTATATAGTATATAGTGCTCCGAGGGGTTCAACCTTTACAAGCAAGCCGATCATCCCATCCTCATAGCCGGAAGTTTGACAATCATTGAGAACTACAAGGTCCCCTACCATGAAAACTCCCTCATGGTACCAAGATTCTTACCAATAGAGCAATTAACCTTGAATTTTCCAAGTCGGGTGTCTTCAAACATTGCGACGAGTTCCGGAATCATTCTCCGGTCATCTTTGTGTAGGTCGATGATAACGCTATCATGAACAAAGAAAGCAACATGGGATCTCGTTGACTTAAGAAAGTTAGAAATTTTGCAAAATCGGTCAAGGGTGTTGTCCGAGGAGCTTGATTGTAATAGGTAGTTGAGTGCCTTGCGAAAGGGAGCATTGATTGATCTACCGAAAGGGGTTTGAATCTTTTCTCCGTCATAATATCTTTCTCTAAGGCTCTCCCGATCGTAGAAGCTTGATTTGATTGCTTGGGACTCGTCATTATAGAGCCAAGCAAATAATTTTTCTTTAGCTTTTTCTCGGCTAAGGTCTTGTTTAAAAATGTTTTTGATATTCCACTCATGTATATCCTCCTCTGGTTGTTCATGGTTTTGTAGTGCTAGCATTGTTCGTACTTCGGCTGCATTGAAATCAAGTTCCAGAAATACATCGTTGTTTGGTCGAACATGTTTCTTCAATTCTTTCTTGAGATTCAAGATTGGAAATGAATTCTTCTTTGTGGTAACTCGACCAGTCACCGTTCCAAATATGTCGTAATCAACATAAGGTGTGCTCTCGCCGAATTGATCATAAAGTTGTTTCGCCTTCATGCAGTCAGCACCACTGACGTAGACTGCGAAAGAGTTGAGGTTCACTGGGTGTTGCTTCAACTCTTTGACTGCGGCTTGGGCTCTCTTCAGTAAGCCGTAGTGTTCAGGCTTCTCGACATTCTCGAAAACCCATTTGGTAATTTCATTCTTCGCATCGAAGTAATGTTGGAGATGCTTTCGAGGTATGAGATCGTAAAAGCATACATCATCAATATTAATTAGGGATGTGTGTATCGCCGTGTAATGGCTCCTAAGCAAGTTGTTTGCTTCGGTCCACCTCTCTGCTAGGTGGTCTGGACAAACAGCGCTGAGTGACTTACCAGCCACCAGCAATTGAGCATAATCAATGTCTCTGCCGTGTAGATGGTCTGAGTAGCTCCATGTCTTGGAAATACCGGATGGGATTTTCTCCCAAATGAACTGGCCATCGATGTATGTACCAGCGCAATCCATTTTATTGTCTAAAAGTTGAAAAAACATTTGCAGGGTCCTCCGAAATGTGTTATAATAAGTGTGACGGTTAATAATAGAATAACATATCCAGACGAGGTTGTCAAGTTATTTTTGAAACTTTTTTTTGTAGTAGGTTAGAGACCCTTCCTTGGTGTTGTATCTGCTTCGAAACTGAGCTTCAATGAATTGCATGGATCTTTCTGGTGTGATATCAAACAATCTTACGGAGGTACTGTGCATAGATTTCATTTCAGAATCAGAAAAAGGAAAAACTTCTTCCATATTTCTTATTTTAATATATAATAATAATATAATAATATAATCTATACTATTAATATTGTTTCTTTTAGATATATTAGATTTAGTTTTATTATTACATACATATACTTCTTTTAAATTTGGTTTTAAATAAACAAATGAGTTGTATGTATCCATAAGGTACTGTGATAATAGATCAAAATCATAATTATATGTTCTAAGGTATTGCCTCTCGAATATCCTAGTGACGTTAAATAATTCATATCTTTCTCGAAACTTTGTTGTAGTTGGATGAGCCAAGTCAGACACCAGTACACTGGGATTTTGGAGATTGACGGAAAATCCAAATTGTTTGGCCATATTCATAAAGAATGCATAGTTCGGAGAATTAAGGATAGTGTTTTCTTTAGCAGAATCATCTGCGAATCCAACAGGGGCTAGTTGCAATGCTAAGCCTGTGTTAAAGATAGAAGACTGTCTAGACTTCATGAAGCCCGAGAGGGTGATTTTTGAGTTTATATCGTTCTCGAGAACATGCGCTTCAAATATATTCAGAAAGTCATCGAAGGAATGAATCTTCTTCTCATTGGGAATCATTTTTTCTAGCAAGAAAGAGTCCATAAATGAGGCCATGAAATTAGAATATAAGTTTATTGGGTCTTCCCAACCGCGAATAACACTCAGTTCTGATAGGTTTGGATCTTCATTATTTATAAGGCTGAGGTTTAACGCGTTGCTGTATCTAACGTACATCTCTTTAAATTGGTCTCCGACAAAGTTCATGATTCTAAAATCTTGATTATGAAAGTTGCGAATGAAGTTTTCGTTTGGAATGACGGGATCGATTTGTCGATTGACTCTTCCATAGAATGTCCTCTCAGCAAAGTTGAAATCAACGACTTGAATCTCTGAGTCACTAAAAGCATTCAGTTTGTAGTTTGCTCTCTCGAATGCGGTCTTAAGAGTTTTTGAATTGTTGTTTCCGTTAAATTTAGACATTATACTTCGCTCTCCCCAAATCCAGAATCAAGTTCATCAGAAACATCTGACTCTCCTAATTCTTCGTTGATTCCCGGAACCTCCACAGTTGGTGGAGCAGCCGGTGTCGGAGGATCAGTGCGATCCTCTATGAATGGACCTCGAGGTGCACCCGTAACATTGAAATTAATTTGATCTAAAATTTCATTTTTGCAATAAGCTGCCGCTTCTTTGTCGGGATGCTCATTCACTCCCATTTCGATCAACTCATCTTCTGTGGAATCCTCGGATCCTTTGAGGGTTGTTGTATCTGGGTTTTCACCGTCTCCGGAATAGTAGTGTTGTGATTTTATGGAAGTCTTAAAGCCTTGAGGCGTAAGAGTAGTGGACACACCAGTGATTGTGTGGTAGCCTCCAATGCCTAAGATGTTCGCAAGGCTTCTGCTGGATATTGACTTACTCTCACCGCCTCCCTGAGAAGGTCTACCTAGGTGAGTTCCTCCAAATCCATATGGATTGATCCAAAGGTCCATACCGGGATAGAAAAGCGTGTTTCCGAACATCTCAACTGTTGCTGTGTACACTGAAGATAGTTGTAGGAGTCCATCAATTCCATTTCGGAAGAATCTAGCCTCTCGAAGATATTGCATATCTGTCTTAGCGAAATTGACCGTCTTGACAATTCCCCTGTTGGATCCAATTTCAACATGAAATCGTCCTGCCTTTATATCGTCTTCGTATTTGCCTGTCCCTGCGTAAGTCAGTGCTGACCCGTTGCAACTAAGCACTATGTAATGATAGAAATTTTTAATATCCGAGCTTCCTTCGACATCTCCGTTTAAAGGCAGCATTGGCGGGTCATTCCTCATTTCATCTGTATCAATTGGTCCACCTAAGAGCCCCGTCATCGATCCAAGTGGGTCAACACCATCGCTAGACAAAGCAGATATCTGACCGGTTTGAAATCGTATAGCCTTATCTATATTTCTATTGACGCAGGCTTCAAGCAGTGCATTGTTAACAAGGTGATTGCTCAAGTTGCGAATGAAATTTAAAATAGGGAAAGTACGCCTTGTTGATTTTTGATTTAAAATATTTTGCTTAAACCACTCTCCAAAAAAGTCAACGGAGATTGGTATGTTGGAAATATTGTATTTACCAGCGGAACCATGCCCTTGATAGGGGTCGAACTCAAAATGCCCTAGAACCATCTTGGTGTTCTCCATACCCACAGCTACTTTCTTCCTAGTTTTGTCGTCTGGGTCGTACATGGCGTCCAAAATGGTATGCAATAAATCTCCAAAGAAGAAGAACTGAATATTGGTATCACTAATGTCTCTTTCAAAATTCTTGCATGGCTCATCTGATAGGAATAGGGAGTTTAAAACAACACCTAAGTCACCATCTGAAGCAGAGTCTGGATTATCATCTAGAGAGACTCCATTTATCAGGTCACAAGTTCTATAGAATCCATTTTTTAAAAAGTATTTTCTGTCTTCATTGTCAATTGTAGTTGTAAAGACTTTCTTTCTCTGGTTTAGTCTTCTCATGATTGAGTTTAAAGAATTTAAGATCATCTCTTCTTCGACACCAGCGATTGCTAATTGTAATTCTCTTAGTTCATCCTTGGTGCATTTTTTCGATGATGCGACTTTGTGCATTTTGTTTTCGTTCTGAATTCTCCTGCGAGCCAACTCCGGAGTTGTTAGGGCATCGAACCTGAGACTCTTCAGGGCTGTTTCCAAATACGCCCTGTAGGTAAAATTCATCTCAACCGTACCGTCATTCTTTATGTTGAAGCTATGGTCGATCATGCAAAGATAATAAGACTTGTTCATTGATCTCAATGCGTTCTTGAGTCTCACAAGGTCAGTATCTGATATGCCTTCTAGACTATCTGGAATATTGTAACCCATATCGACTCTGATTCTGTAGAAGGTTGGCTCATATTGCTTGAGGCTAACCAATTTGATTCCATCTACTCTGTTGTTCTTATCTGGTGTTGGTTGTATGATTAGATCTACAAATCTATATTCGTTGCCGTTTGGGTCAATTCGTGTTCTTGTGAAGTCTGCGAATGATTGGAAAAATAGAGACATCGAACCTTTAACATCGTTCCGTGCCTCTGCCGGGTTTGTTCCGTTGAAGTCTAGAGAAAACGATTTTAGACCTATACCATCACCTTTATCAAATTGGGCAGCAAGGAACGTCGGTATAGTAGATTCTTGAGTGCTGTTTTGTTGTGTTTTAAAGTTTTTCTTTCTATCAATGTCGGCATACATTGGAAATATGAATTCTGTTTGCTTGAGGTTTCCATCTTGATCGTTCATCACTTTGTATAGTCTAAACTTGGGAGTCAATTGAGTCATGATGTGCGTAGGAATCTCGAACATGTAGCTAGAGTCCTCTGAAGACACAAGATTGGTCATTAGTTGCTCAGTGTTCTCAGACTTTGCTCTCCAAAATCTTCCGCCAAAAGGCTTCGTCTTATCTGGTCCATCGTAGTTTTCATATACAGTCTGTCGATCTATAATTACATCATCAAAACTTGGGGATAGTCGGTGAATGTTCAGCATTAGAGCGCATTGTTTGTAGAATCTTTGTCGACTTTCAATTTGTTCGTCGGTAAGTGGTTTTCGTACAGTATCTGCCTCTGTTTTGACAAAAGCTTTCGCTGCATTTGTTTGTATTTTCTTGATTTCCTCATCAGATAGTGTGTCGCCCGAGTCTACATCGACCTGTTGAGACGCATCAGATAGCTGATTAAAGAAGTCAATCCTTCTGGCTACTTCTTTATCTGTTGCTATTAGTCTGTAGAGTCTTTTTACAACATCATCATTAAAAATTTTGTTAAAAGATGATGTGATGGTAGAATCAATAGAGCCGTCTGATGTGTAGTCTGCAAGAATTTGAATTATGAAGTCTGCATATCTTGAATTGAAATCACTAACAAGCACACCGCTTGGAGATGTTGGCTCATCTTCATACCACCGTCGCCACCCTTCTAGATAGCTCATGGGAATTTCGTTATAATATTTAAATTGATATGAGCGTATATCAATGTTGTCCAATTCCGTGCTTTCCTCCAATACCTTCAAGGCATCTAGATTGTTACCAAAAACCTCCGATGGAAATGTCACTATTCCTTTATCTAAAATTAATTGTTCTACTTTGTCTAATGAACCAATAGATTTTACTCGAATCTCTTTACCTTGATCGAGATTTGGTTGAGCAATTTTTAAATAAAGCTCAGAGTTTTTGGTAATTTTATTTATAGAGAATAGAAATAACTCTGGATCTACGGTATTGACTGGTATTTCTATATCAACTAGTTGATTAATGAGTGTTTGTATTTTAGAAGATACTTTACCTCCGACAACGTCCATGGAGAATCCATTTTCTAGAACATAATTGATTGTTCTAGAAAAACCTAAATCAGAAAAATCATTCTTTTTGGCTAAATTCAACACTTTGTTTTTTAAAGCCTAATTCATAATCGGAGATTTGTTCTGTTTTGAGATCTCAAATCCTTGAGAAGAAAACTTTAAACTTTCGAACTCTATGTTGGTGTATTGTTGAGCAGTAGCTACCATTAGTTGGTACTCATTGTTTTCAATTGAGTATGTTGATTGATCTTCTCCATCCACTGTTTGTTCGCTTATTGTATTTTGATCAAAATCTCCAATTTCACCAAAAAGGAAGTCGGACTCGCCCGTGTTTGGATCATGAAAGAATCTTCCATCACGATAATTCAATAAACTACGAAGCATTTTCTCGGTTGAAAATTTTTGTCTTTCTTCGTCTTTTGTTGTAATGAAAGTAAGACGTGTTAAAAAATTAATTATTAATTTATTTGAATTACGCACAGGTCCACCTAAGGGCGCACCTCGCAGTTCATAAAAATCAGCCTGCAATTCTGTAATTTGCCGATATATATCCTCCCAACCTGAACTCATGCTAACACCTCAAGAGCGACCGCAACGTTTGTTGGGATCTTAATCTTGTCTCCTTCTGTGCAATGAGCCTCGGTTGGCTTGTTGTTCAGTTTGGCAATGACCCACCACAATGCTTGATCTCCCATGTGTTTCGAAGCAAGAAACCAAAATCGATCACCATTTGACCATGTGTGCTCAATGGTCGGTATTCTGTCGATTTCTTCTTGAGATGGATTTTTGAAAACAGGTGTGGCGAATTGCTCAACCTCTTTGACTCCCCGTTCTTCAAAGGTCTTCTCATACATTTCGTTTCTATTTTTTGCTATTCTTCTTGATTTTAATCTCGACATTATTGACCTCCATCGTATGGGAATTTAGTAAAGTTACTGTCTATTACTTTAGTGGTCGTACTTGACGTGGTCGTCCCATCGTCAGCCTCATTAACCGTGGTTTCCGTCTTGTATCCCAAATCAAATTCATGCTGGGGCGTGAAGTCGATCGAAATATTATATACTTTTGGATAGAACTTTGCTGCATCCATTATGCCCTCGTTAAACATTCCCATATCAATGACGGGTGTGGCTGAGAAAGAACCAATCCATCCAAGTAGTCCATCACCTAGGTGATTTTGCATGAGGTTTGCAAATTTGATACGTACCAGTGGAGACTTAGCAAGAGATAAGGCATTTGTGCTAGTATTATTTTCCGTATTTGAAGAGTAAGTTGGATACAAGTACTGCTTCAGTTCGTTGATTGCTAGCAAGTTTTCTTTGGCTTCTTCTAGGTTCGCTGCTGGGGCGTCAAAAGCCAAAGAAATTTTTCTAGTGGTATTTTGAAATGTTCCAATTGGATCAGGTCGTCCATACACCTGCTCTTCATTCCAATTCGAAGTCATATTATCCGAGAAAGAAGTGAGGAATGCATTAAAAATCACCTCGCCAACTTTACGAGAAGCAGGGCTAATCTTGATTTGAGCGCCTGATTTTGTTGCATAATTATTTATATAACTCGTCATTTATTTCTCCTATTGAATCGATGCCGAAGCCGCCACTTCAGCAACATATAGCTCAAAATCTCTACCACCAGCTTCTAGCGTCATCTTCATGCCGTCAAAGATGTTTTGAACGTTAGCGGTTACATTGGTCGCTGAGCCTGCGATCTTCGCTCCAGTGATGTCTATGGCTGTCCCAGCGCTAATTAAAGACAGGTTCTGCATCATTGACGTTACTTTCACGTCTGTACCCATTGAATTGAGTTCTTCGACAACACCTCTGAATTTTGTTGCGATTCCTGAGAAGTCTGCTCTTCCTATCTCGGCCATTGAAGCAATCGTTGCAGATCCTTGGCTCATCATCTTCGCATTCGACTCAGCCATATCAGCTTCGCTTGCAGCCATCGCAGCCATTGTTACGGCAATCCCACCACCAGCTGCTACAAGTGCAGCTAAGACACCAGCACCCACACCAGTCATTGTAACACCAGATATCGCAGCTATTGCTGTGGCTATCCCTGTACCAACACCAGCAATCGCAGGTCCAATCGCAGCCAGTCCAGCCATGAAGCCACCACCGACAGCAAATAGTGGAACCAGAACCATGATGCCTGAGACAAACAAAGCAATCATACTGATTGTCTCTTTTGTTTCTTTGCTCATTCCTTGGAACATGTCTGTTAGATAATCTGCTACATCTCCAAGCATCTCCAAAGCAGGTTGAACTAGTGTAATTAATTCTGTTGCGAGCTTTTGGAATTTTTTCATCGTTGGAACGGTTGCCTGAACTGCAGCGTCAAACTTCTTTTGAGCCGCTGCATTGTTTTCCATTTCTCGAGCGTTTGCTTCATAATCCGAAAGACTCATTGAGAATATTTTGTTGGCCTCGTTCATGTCGCTAATACCAGCAGCAGATGCAATTGCCTTTTGAGTGAAACGATCCATATCTCCAAATGCAATGCCTTGTGCTTGGACGGACTCCACGAGAGTCTTCATTCTTTCATCTTCAGTCATCATCAGCATTTGAGTTGTTGACAACTGCGTTCCTAATAGGGCATTGAACTTCGCAGCACCTTCAGCAGCACCGGAGAATGTATCAAACTTCTGGACGATGCCCAAGAGCGTTCCCACCTCAACACCAGCAGCCTTAGCTTGTGCCGCAAGGTCTTTAAATATCTTAACGGATCCTTTACCATAGACGGCAAGAGTCTTCGAAGCAGAATTAAAGTCTTTTACGATCTTATCTGCGCCAATACCCAATTCAACACCAGCCATCGCTAGTTCTTTTTGAACTTGAATTGCTTCGGTTGCTCCCATGTTCATGATTTTGAACGCATTCTCCATAAATGTAGCTGTATCTTGAGCGCTGACGCCAAGCTTTTCAAATTGCGATGTGGAGATTGCTAATTGTGTTTGTGTAGATTCGTTTAGTTTTGCGAATTGTGACGTACCAGCATTCAATGCAGCAATTGCCGTTCCAACATTTTGCATTTCGACACCAAGAAGGTTTCCTGCTCTCTGAGCATCGTAGAGGACGTTGTTGAATTTATCAACGGTACCGGTTGTCTTTGAAAGATCCGCTACTGCATTATCGTATGCACGAAGCGTTTTCATTGATTCATCAAATATCTTTGTAAATATGGACGCTCCAATATTTTGAGGACTGAATGCTGTAGCAAGTTCTTGTCCAAACCTCATCGCATTACCACGAGCTTCCTCAGTTGTACCAGCCATCGATGCGAACAAGTCGGTCATCTTACCTATTCTTGTTTCAGTAAATTTTGTTTTTATTCCAACAAGATCGGCCATCCCGCTAGCGGCTCTTTCTGCTTGGTTGGCGAACTCTTTTGATCCCTTGTTGATTGTATTTTGCTTTTGAGCCATCTTGTCGATTCTATCAAGAGCATCATCTATCTCTTTTATATCAAATCGACCAAGAGACACTTCTTTGCCATCTCTGATGTCCTTAATGATTCCCAATATGTCCTTTTGCTGTTGCTCTTCTAGTTCTCCGGCTTCTGCTTTTTGCTTTAAGAATGCGAGTTCTGCTTCATACGCCAACCTTGTGCTCTCGGCTATGTCTCCTTGAAGCTGCGCTCTCTTTTTGAGATTATCGATAGCCATCTTGTCTGCTGTATCGTCATACTCATATGTTCTGGTGCTAGTACCTTCTTCTCGTCCAAGGGCTGAATCAAAAGCTTTTTTCAAGTCTTTGTCGCCTTTGATTTGTTCAATAATTTTCTTAATTTCTGCTTTTGTCAAATCAGCCATGTATTGTCCCTCGTTATTCCCTAATTAGCTCCAAAAACAAAAACCCAAAAGACTCATCGTTTCTTCTGGGCTTTCTTTATCTCTTTTGCTTCTTCTTCAAACTGCTTTTTGAGTCTTTCGACAAACCAGCTTCTCAAACCAACAGGGAGACTATATGCTTCGGTCAACGACCACCCTCCAAAATGCTTGAGAATGAAGAATTGTTCGTAGACACCTTCCATAAATTTAGAGGTTAGGCCAAAAAAAGTCCGTTCCAAAAGGAACGTCTACCTCCTGCTCGTTTGAGCAATTCTTGCATTTAAGAGTTTCTGTAATTCTAATGCTTGTAGTGCAGCCTTTGAGAGACTTCTTTAGATGTGACGCATCTGTAACGATCATGTTGTCAACGTATGAGTGGATGACCTCTTCTTCTGTGAATCCTTCAACAGACTTGATCATCTTCTTGTATTGCTCAACGGCTCCAAAGTCAACCGTCTTACCGGACACCGCCATTTCCATAATTCTGTTTTCGTCTTCACCATTTGCGAGTCTGAACTTAACCGTGAACTTTGTGCCGGGCATCTTGGTCTCGAACAAACCATCTCCAATGTACTTAACATCAGGGTCATCTTCTTTAAGTCCGCCTTCAACCTTTGGTGATCTCAAATCAAAAGACATTTGGTTCTTTGTCGCACATTTAGGACAACTCACCACGGCGTCGTAATCCGCTCCGTAAGCCGTCGCACGAGCTTGGATGACTATTGCGTTGCGGTCACACACAAGAAGGCTTAGAGGGCTAATATTGGCGTCTATAATGATGTTTTCCAATACTCTCTCGAGTGCAATTCCTTTCTTGAGAAGAGATTGGTTTGACAAGGTGTCTTCGTCCTTTGCCGTCATGTATCTAATCTCGATATAATCTTTCCCGTTTAGAGGGTGGTCCTCTGGATAGCCCATTCCCTTTGATGGGAGGTCAACGAGTTCTGTGGGAGCCACAAAGTTTAGTGGACTCATCATTGGTGGAGCCTCTGCTGGCTCTGCTTTGTTGTCTCTTCCAAGACGGTCGGAATTTCTTCCCATCATACCTCCAGTATGTTATTATAGTTCAATCGGGACACTAGATTGTGGTTGAGGATTTCTTGATCTCAGTCTATCAAGTCTCTCTTCGCCGGCTTGGGTTGAAAGAGGGAATTCAGCGTAGTCGTATGCGATATCCATGGTCGCTTCCGTTAATGCGTCGTCTGAGTAGTCTAGTTTGTTGTAGGATACAGATACAATAAAGGCACCAACAAGTTTAAACTCATCTATAACCTCTCCTTCGGCATCCAATTGTTGAATGAGGAGACCATCAATGGTAGACTGATCTGTCTTTCCAATTCCTTTCATTGGCTTTTCACTGTCCGGTCTAGCGTATCCAATGGTTTCAAGCTCATTTTCAAGCGAATGTGTGGCCGAGGGGCCTCCGTGTGCAATATCTACGACTGTTAATGAGACATTCTTCCAAGTAACAATGCCGGGATATTTGAACTTGTGATTAACCAGTTGATATTCGCTGTTTGAAACATCAAAGGATGGTTTATCAACCGACTTGGCCCACCACCAAGTTGCTTCATTCCCCCATCCATCTGAAATTATTTTAAATCTAAAACTTCTCTTAGGTTCGAGATTTGACTGTGTCCAAAACGACATGCTTAACCTCTATTAAGTTGTTGACGGCGGAACTCTAAATTGGTTATTGAAATTGGAATCGCTTGGGTGATCACACTCGGCCCAGTCATAGCGCCAAGTCATATCAATTGTTCTCAAGTCATCACTAGAGTAATCCAATGTTGAATAAGAGACTCCCTTAAGGAAGGCGTTTTGAAGCGTCCACTTTTCAATTTCATCGCCGTCAGCATTATAGATTGTTGTGATAACAGAACCAAGAGCGTTAACCGCTCCTGCTTTGCTCATGGTCTTTGGAGCAGACAAGTTGTTCTTGCCCTTAATGGTATATCCTGAATTCAGAATGATTTGATTTGTTAGAGCTGCAGCGTTTGGAGTAGCAGGATCCACTAACGTCATTGTACAATCAGTCCAAGTCAAACGTCCGGGAAAGTAATATTTGTTATCCATGAAGTCGTGAGGTGTCTCGCTAACGTCGTACGATGGGGTCTTGAAGTTTTTAGCCCACCAAATGATACTCTCAGTTCCAAATCCGGTGATGGATACTTGAAATCTAAAATTTCTTTTAGGCTCTGATGTTGCTTCGGTCCAAAATGACATAATGTAATTCTCCTATTTATCTGTAATTAGTATTGATTATAGTTCTATGCCGCTTTGTGTGATAACAAAGTCAACTGCGATGAACTCGATTGAACGGGCTGGTTTAACAAATACCTTCGCATACAAGATATTGCGATCTTGAAGGTCAGGTGTTGTTGTTGTCTCGTCAAGAACAAGTTTGTATTCTGTAACACCAAAGTCTGACTTGACTTGTGAAAGAACAATGTCTGCTTTAGACTTGAAACGATTCCAAGTTGCTTGAACGTTCTGATCAAACAAGATTGTATCAGCGATATCTCCAATCTCTTTCTTGAGATAGTTCATCAAGCGACGAACATTGATTCGATCAAGAGCAGATGCTGATTGTTGAAGAGTTTTTTGACCAAAGATCACGGTATCACCTGTTGCAGGGAAACGTGCGATTGGGTTAATGTTTACTTCATATAGAGAGTCACGGTCAGCTTTGGTGAGGTGTTCTACTGTTCCAAGTACTGCAGGTCCACCAGATCCACCAAGAGGGTTTAAGCCACCTCTTTGGAAACCAGCAGGTGCAAACCAAGGCTGAGAGTCAGCTTCTGATTTACCAATTGCGCCGAGGGCTGCAACTGAAGGAGGGGCTATAATAACAGTTCCGTTTCCGTTCAAAGTATCAGACAAGCGAATATTTGGATAGTAAGTCGCAGCATAAGAGCTGTCCAATCCAGCAGCGTTAATTTCTGAAACAACAGCAGTGATGGTTTGGTCGGTGTCGGTTGCAGTACCATTATCAACAGCTGGTGAATAGATTCCTTCAACATCAATAATTGCGAGTGCATCACCGCGAGCCTCAGTTTGTGAAATCAAGTCTTGATTTACTGAGCGATTGGTAACGCCTGGTACAGAGATCAAGTCGTAACGAATAACGTCTCTGTCTGCAACCATGTTCAGCGCAGATTCCATTGAGAATTGAGCTGATGAGTCTGCATCATTCAATCGTGCTTTGTTGAATGGGTTTTGCAACTTAATATCAAGTCCGTCAAAACCACCGAAGAATGGTGCAACAAATTGCTTAACACCATCGGTGTCGATAAGAGTGTCGAGCGTGATTGAAGGGGTTGATCCGGATTCAAAGTAATATTTACCATTGGATTTTTTAACTTCGTCCAAAGTGAATACGAATGATGCACCAGTCAATGCAGAACCTTCTGCTAAGTGAGGTTGGAAGTCAGAACCAGCTCTCAACAACCCCAAATCGCCAAAGTTTTCATCACCCTTTTGAGCAGCATAGGAGAGACCGAGCAATGAAGTGGCTCCATAGTCTCCATCTCTAACGTTACTACCTGTTGTCGATAGTCCGTACTCAGGGAATGAGATCTGGACGTCATCAGAAGCTTTAAGCTCCTCAATCATGTTTGCAGTCCCAGTACCGCTTGGTAGCCGTTCTTTTCCAATAACCCAGTTCACTGCTGGACCACCTTCATTATGGGCAACATCAGCTCGATTGAGAGTATTTGCTGGGCCGACAAAACCAACAGGGAGGTCAGATCCAATTACTGCTACAGCTGTCGCCATCTCAACTCTAACCAAATCAGAGCTGTTATTGTACTTACCTGTAGTAATCAGTTTTGTTCCATTCCAAGATTGGTTTAAGTCTCCAATTCTTTTTTCAATATAGTTTACATCGCTAGGGTCCAAAGTTAAGTTTGAAAACTTCTCGACATATTGAGAAGCCGACATTCCAACGCTAGCAATCTCTAGAGAGAATGTTGCGTTTGGCTTTGTAGCTGTACCTTGGCGAAGGTCTTTGATTCTCACAACATAGTTTTTGTGGAAGTCGGAACCAGTTTCTAGTGCGACCAATCTAAATAATTTCTTTTGTGCTGGCTTCTTGCCGAAGAACCAACCAGATTTTGCTTCTGTAGCCTCAGATTGAAAGTCGGTAAATTCGCCATTTGCTCCATTGCGGATAGCTGCTGTGAATGCAAAAAGACCATTCGTATCAGCATCTAGGCGATTAACTGCGTGTTCAAAGGATTCTCCCAAGAAGTAGTGCATGCTGTATTGACCGATACCGTCTGTAAATTCTGTAGCGTCTGTGTTAAAGACGTTTCTAATAAAGTTCGGCGAAGATGGGTCGAAATTAAATTCGTATTCTTCGTCATTTGTACCATCGCTAATAAAAGCAGTCCAACCATTTGTTCCTTGAACGATGGCGTGTGCACCTTTTTTAGTGATTGTGGTTCCGGTTTTCCGACCATCACCAGATAATGTGATGTTGCTTGCGCTCATGTAGAGAATGGCGCCAAGTACAGCAGGGCAAGTACCACCAGCGGATTTGTTTTCTGCGACAAAGATTCCAACCGCAGATTCAACAGCAGGTACGCTAGCAATATCACCGGAAAAAGCATTTTGTGGGACATTCCAGCCAGCCTTGTCTGTACCGGTTGCACCAGACTTCTCGAGTCCAGCCAAACGAACAAACTTTACTGGACCAACACCAGCAGCCAAATAGGCTTGGGCAGCATAACCAGCATATGAAGGAGCTCCGGTATTTCCGTCACGCCAAGGGTCTTGGCTCTTAACACCATCCATTGGTTTCCCAAACACATCAATGAAGTTTTCTAAGCTATTAACCTTGATTGGTTTCATAGCGGGACCTTTCCTCGATCTACCAATAAGAAGCAATCCATCTTCTTCCGGTACCGGGGTTACTTGTGATTGGTCGATCTCTCGCAGTTGAACACCGGGAGACACAAAGTCAAACTTGGTAGGCATTAATTTTCTCCTAATAAAATTTATTTTTCCTAGTAAATAGTTAAATAAAAGACCAAAGTCACAAATCTCTGAATTTCTCACCTGACTTGTCCCAAGGCTTAGAGTCCCCTACAATAACCCGTTCTCTAGAAATCTTCACTTCCACAATTGACTCCTTTGTTTGAATAAAGGGTTCGTCGTCATTGTGATCGTTACCTGTAAGATAGCCTAAGATTTTGATTGTGGCTTTAGCTGTGAACATTCTTTCGTCTTGTCCGAGGTTTCCGGAGCTTGTGATGTTATAACTAGAGTCAATAAACGCTTCATAACGATATCCATTGTTCTCAACGATAAAGTTTCGTCGTCTCTCGGATATGAAGAGAGGAAGGATGTGATTCATTTGTTGCTGGTACTCGGTACGGATAAACACTTCAAAAGTACAAGACACATAAACAGGTCGTGGAATGCTAATTGTTTCATATACAACCTTTTTCGATGAAGATGGTCCAGTGAAATCACCAGTCTTTCTTCTGAGGTCTGCATTCTGAAAGTTTTGAGTCTTGTCCTGCTTGATAACTCTCTTTACTTGAATTCTATCATCGGTTAATTGTTCAGATTGAACCGAGCCCTTAAAGTCGTCATCTTTTGACAATGAAGTACGAGCGATTGTGATCAAGGGAAGCCTTAACTTTCCAACACCGTCTCTCAAGTCTTTGTTGTTCTTTATTTGGAAGGCTCTCTCCGAACCAAGCCATAAAACATTTACCTTCTCAATTCCTTTGTTGGTAGTCACACAAGGATTGAGGGTTTCATCAACAAAGCGGAATACCGCAGTGTCTATGTTCTCTAGGGTAGATGGTGTTGAAGGTACTTTGTTATCATTCTGCATTGAATAGTCCGTCTCTTGCTCTTATACAGTCAGCTGAGATTTCAAAACGACTTTCTGGTTGTCCAAAAAGAAGCTTTGGCTCATTTAACTTTACTATTTCATAATAGATAGATCCAAATCTTACGAAGTCACCTTCTCGGACGAATAAGTTTTGGTCTTCGGTCAATCTTCTCTTGTGGAAGTTGACGGTAATCTTGGTTGACTTATCTAATGCGATATTTTCTAAGTCTGCTGTCTCCACACCGTTATATGTTACAAGGGCATAGACTCTGATCGGGTGGATAAAGTTTTTTTGGATTGCCTCTCCATATAATGGATGGAAATCTGTGTTTTCGATATCAATCGGGAAGTAGAGGACCTGTTGTCCAACGACTCTCTCGATAATTTCGTCATTTACCTGCTTTACAAGGTTCTTTTCCTTCTCTCCGAGGAACAGAGGGGCAGGTGGCTGCGATGGTCTTTCCCATTTAGACATTTATTTACCCCACGAAGATTTTTAAAGGAACTTTCTGAACAATTGCGTCCATGTTCTCAACCATTCCCTTATCTGTCTCCGCAATCTTGGAGTATAACATCTCGTCGAGTTGCTTATTGAGTTCTTCACGCAATGCTTGCTGCTCTGAAGAGGCTTGACTGAGAAGGTCTGAGGCGTTCAAGGAGACGTTGTCGCCCGGTATGGGTATGTTACCCCCAAACTTGCCTCTAACTTGTCCTAGAGTCTCTTTTGAGAGCGCTAGAGAGAACCTTCGGACCCATTGTTGTCCAATTGAGTTGATTTTCGCAAATGGAATGTTCTCCATCGGCATTGTATTCATATTGTTGATACCATCCACGCCTGAATCGTAAGATCCTGTGTCGAATGCATTGTTACCATCTTCTACTGTGAACCTAAACCAGAACTTTCTTTCACTGACTGAGTCAGGTGCAGGGTACAATCTAAGCTTGTTGTCGTTTATCTCGTATGAGTAGTGAGATGTTCGTGTATAAAGGTGATCTTCATATGAGATCGCTTGAAGTTTGTTTTGCCAAGGAGGTATAACGTTGAATGTAGAGTCATCAGCGTACTGTCCATAGTTGTGCATGTCTCCAACAACATTAAGTCCACCGTAGTACCCATAGAATCTCCACATTTGTCGAGGAGTTATGTAATACACTTGTCTGATCTTAATTCGCTTGTTGCCCATACCATCCCAGTCAGCACCAGATTGTGAAGCTGAGACAATGTTTTGAAGGTCATAGTCTTGCTGTTCGTTAACAACATCGAAAGAGGCCGAGTACAATGGTTCGGTTCCACCAGCTGTTGCTTCGGTTGAGAACTTGTCTGCATTTCTGAATGCATAATCGAATTGGAACTTCGGATACTTCAATGCAACGTCATCTGTACCAGAGACTGTCCCTTTGTGGTCAAAAGACCCTGTAGGGCCTCCTAGGGCGCTTCCTAAGGAGTTTCTAGCTTGATGGAGGTTCACGATATAGCTATACTCTAAGCACGCTTCCTCGTAGTGATTATAGACGTTCTTGGCTGTGATTTCAATATCAAGTACATCTCCGCCCAATCGTTTGTATGTGTATGCGACCTGAGCCTTTGCTCCTGCGATAAAAGCTGAATCTGTATAAAATCCAACAGCTAACGAACCTGTGATGGTAGCATCGGTATCAGCTGAAGTCTCGGGTAAAGTAATCGCCGACAACGTTGAGGTCGGCGTTAAATCTGGAAATGACATATGAAACCCTCCGTCAGTCTAAATAGTTTAAATTAAAGTAAACCTCCGAATGCTAAGGCATTCGAAGGAAAGGAGGTTAAAATGAAACTTAATTACTTTACTTTGTTGAGGATTTTCTAGAACGTCTGCGAGTAGTCTTCTTTTTCTTGACCTCTACAACAGCTTCTTTTGTTTCTTCAACGATGTCTGCAGCAGTTTCAATTGCTTCTTCTACTGCTTCTTCAACAACCTCGGCTACTTTCTTAGCGGTCTTCTTAGTTTTCTTCGCAACTTCTTTGACCTCTTCGACGGCTTCTTCGATTGTTTCCTCAACTGCTTCTGCAACCTCTTCGATTGTCTCAACGACTTCTTTGATTGCTTCTGCAGCTTCGGCTTTAATTCTTTCTTGTTCGTCAATAATATGACCAAGCCCTACACGACGAGCCTCTTGGGGATCTAACTCGATCCCCAAAAGACGGTGTTTGCGTAATAGAAGCTTTTTTCTTTTTGATCTACGACCCATTAGTTACCTCTAGACTGCACTAGCGTTTGGTGTTACCGCACCGGCTGTTTTGTTACCATCGGTAATCACTCCAGAAACATACCAATCAGTTCCATCAGAAACACATTCAAGGTAATCACCAGCATTCGCCGCTGCTTCAGAAGAGTCGATGATGATTCTAGAGATAGAAGTACCAGCGTGTTCAATTCCTGCTCTATAGGCGCCAACATCGACTTGAGCAGAGTTAGCGGTAACAAGAGGTCCTTGAATATCGCATGTAGAAGCGTGTGTTGTTAAGGTGAAATCATTTGTGGCTTCAGCGTGTGATGCAACCGCCATGATAAATTTAAAATACATTCCTGCTTTAGGTGTTGGAAGCGTTACTACAACTGAATTTGCGGAAATGTCAATAAAATATAGTTCCCCAGTTTCAGCTTCTCCTATAGTTTTATCAGCAGAGACAGTCTCTACTCTCAAAAGCGAGGCATTTCTCGCTGCTCTTGCTACTTTAGCCATAATATAATCTCCTTAGATATAATAAAGTTCATGGGCCATGAGCCCGTTTTCATAGTAAATAGTCTTTAAAAATAGAAAACCCCCGAACCGAAGTCCGAGGGTCTCTTTTTGTTAACATTCTAACTTTCAAGATGAAAGTTGCGAATTAGGAACCAGATTCACCCAACAATCCACGAACGATAACAAGACCGTACATATCAGGACGAACCATTTTCTTAGCGTAACGAGTCATAACACCTTTGCGAGGAACGAAGTCTTCTGGTCCAAAGATGGTAGGAGTTGTTTGCAGAGGCACGTATGGTGCATATACATAACCAGACTCAAGGAAAGAAGAACCTTTACGTCCAACCAAGATAGCGTTACGTGGGAAGTAAGGATCAACAATGATGTCGAACTTACGGTTCAAAGAACCAACCTTAACTGCACCGATGTCGCCTTTATCAGCGTCAGCAGTTACGTTCGCACGGAAACCAGCAGTGAATTCTAAGATGTTTGCAACTTCAGGAGAAACAACTACGAAGTTAGCACCACCACGCAAAGTCTTACGGTGGATTTGTGCAGAAACGTCGTTGATAGTTTCGATCAAAGTTTCGTACCATTCAGATACAGTACCAGTGAAGTCAGGAGCAGCAGAAGTAGCACCAAGCTCAGCACCAGTTGAACGGTTTACAAACAAACCAGGTGAACGAGACCAGTAGAAAGTCGCAGCAGTTGCGCCGTTTACAAGGTCAGCCAAGATTTCACGATCCAATTCAAGAGCGATTTGCTCAGAAAGGATAGAAGTCAATTCAACCTCAGCGTCCAAGTTGTGGTAAGCGTTCAAGTCTTGGCCCAATTCTGGAGTCCACTTTGCTTTCAACTTCTTGGTTTGTGCTGTGATAGCGATTGAGTCAACCTTGATGTCGATCTCTGGGATATTTTCAGAATTCTCAAGCAACATTGTGTATGCATTGAGTGCACCAGCCGCAGCAGTACCAGCAGTAGCAGTATCTGCAACAGGAATCTCGACTGCAATGTCTGCGCCGAAACTAAGAGTAGCAGATGTAGCGCTAGCTTCAACAATTACAAAGCGAACTGCGGGAACATTACTAGTCAATGAACTTGACTCAACTACTGAAGTCAATCGACGTACGATTGTACTGGCGGTAGTAAGACCAGTTAAAGCACCTAATGTAGCCGGCAAAATATTGAAAGCAGCCAAGTTGTTAAAGTCAGCATTTCCAGTATCAAAAAGACTCTTAGCGATATCAACGATAAAAGCATCTGTAGCAGCGAGGTCCAAAAGATCTGGGTCGTATTGCAAAAGTTTCTTTTGAGCTTCTGTAGCGGCTGAGATTGTAAATGAATCAGCAACATCGCGATGAGCGGCACCAGAACCATTTACAGCAGTAATAGAGTCAGTTGGAGAAGCATAAGCATAACCAACAGCTTCACGAGGACCAGAAAGGTTTTCACCCAATGTTCCAACCAAGTTAACACCACCAGTTACTTGAGAACCAACAGCATCAGTACCGTAGATAGATGCATCTTTGGCGTTACCAAAGCGGTTTTCCATACCCCCAGCAGATGATCCGATATCATTAGAATATGTGAAATCCATGAAGAAGATCAATCCAGATGGAAGAGACATTGGTTGAACAGAAACCAAGTCGTTTGCAATCAATCCGGCGAATACACGACGAACGATTGGGAAAGCAACAGCGGCAAAACCTTCAACAGATCCAGGTGCTCCACCGCCCATTGCAGTAGCCTCGCGAAGTAATTCTTTTGCTTGGTTTTCAAGCAAGCGAGCCATGTTGTGCTTGTCATTGTCGTTAGACAAGCCTTCAAGAAGACCGGTTGCGGTCCACTTGTTCAAAAGAGCGGCACCTTCTTTTTGCAAGTTGCGGTTAACCATCCCTTCTGTAAGAGTTTCGATAATAGACATTGTAAAATCTCCTTAAATTATTTTTTTATGCCTGCAAGCTTCTGCATCTTCGCCAAGAATGGGTCAGAGCTTTGCTTGCTTTCGTTAATGTTTTGTCTCGAATTCAACATAGAACTTAAGTTCGAACGTCGATTGACGGACTCGCTAAGTGATTGTGGATCTCTTTTGCTGTTAGGCGTCGATCCCACTGTAGCTTTGAGTGTCTCATGAAGTTTTTTAGCTTCCTTCGGAGACTCCGCATTAGCAATGGCTTCGACAATTTTAGATTTTTGTCGCTCATTCAGGGAGGCATCAGCTAGTGTGCGGTTTTGATATAAAAGTTTTGCGTTTGACAATAAAGACTCCTCAAGGTGGACTTCCAACTTGGTAAGGACGCGCTCTAATTGTGAGTTTTGTTGCGTCAGAGAATCTACTGTCTCATGTAGGTCATTAACTTGACCCATTAATTCTTCGTTTACGTCATCTTCTTCTTCGGATTCTTCTTCTCCGTAAAGTAGTTCGGCCATATCTGCATTGAATTGTTCTCTTGATTTGTTGTGTCTCCACACTCCACCAAGAGCATCATCTTCAGGTCGATAGTCATAATGGACTTTTTCTTCGATGACTTCTTCGTCTTCTTCTTCGTTAAGCATGCTAAGGACTTCTTGCAGTTGAAGGTCAAGGTCATCATCTCCACCCAAATCATCTCCTCCGAGGTCCAAATCTCCACCGAGATCGTCTCCGGCACCATCATCGGGTGTGCCCATATCTAAGCTACCAAGAGCGTCTGGAGCGCCTTCTGCGCCTTGTGAGAGGTCGATTGGTTCTGGATCAAGATCTCCGAAGTCGAGTTCAATTTCATCGTTATCATCAAATGGAAGGTTTGCAAGCATTGCAGATATTCTAACATTAACATCTTCAGAGCCCGGTCGAGAATCATAAGCAGCAGGAGCTTCAATAGTAGCAGATTCTCCTGCAGGAGCTGCAGCAGCCATTCCTGTTTCCTCTTCTTGCATGATTTCATCTTCTGCTTCGGCAATCATCTCTTCTGCTCGTGTCGGAGCATCGTCCATTTCAAGCATTTGATCAACCGCTTCTTTGATCTGCTTTGAATACTGATCAAGAACTGATTGTTCTGCGTTTTTGATCGCTTGCTCTCTAAGTGCGGCTGCATCGGCGATTGCCTGTTCTAGCATGTTTGACATTAAATCATCTCCCATATTTGTTTTTCTCCAATAAATAGTGTAAATAGATTTTAAAGTCCAAAACAGGCTTCAAAAAGAAAAAACCCCCCATCCCAAAGGGACGAGGAGTTGATGTTAACAGATAGTTGAACGAAATTAAAGCTGAGATGCAGCTTCGATTCCCATTTGACGATCTGTTTGAGCAGCAATAGCAGCAACTTGAGCATCCGTCAAAGCAATTCCACCTTCAATTTGCATTGAATCGAATTGTCCTTTAACAGACTTACCGCTCGCTCCATTACCACCAAAGGCAAATACTTCATTTGAAGTAGAAGGAAGAAGCTTCGTTCCTAAAGCAAAACTTTTAGTTCTCGACAGCTTAGTTCCATTTATGTAAAGGCTTAATATGAGATTAGACCCATCTGACTTACACGTGTATGTACCGTGAACCCAATCACCAGCAACAGCAATTCCGCTATTATTGTTGAACATAGTTTGGGTACCTATTTGAGTTGTGATATGTGCATTAGAAGTGATAGCACCACCAATTTTCAACGCAAATCTGTCCGCCGGAGGATTATAGTTCCCAAGAACGGCAACAGTCCCAGCGTCTTGGCTTGTGTTGAGATTCATCCACCAAGAAATAGTAAACTCTTCTTCAACATGCTCTCCATCAGAACCGTAGGAAAGAATGTTGTCTCCATTTAAGTTGAAGTCTATCTTATGGCCTTGTCCGGAGCTATTATCAGTATAAATCCCATTAGGAAGACTGAATCTTGCTAGATCCTCCAAGAAGTTAGCTGGAGGAGGTGTAGAACCGCCACCTCCTTCTCCGCCACCAGATTCTACTGTGAACGATTCATCTGCAGCGAGCCAAGCCAAAGATCCATCAGTTCTAATAGTCAAGAATTTACCAGCCTCGCCACCGCGATAAACAGGGACGTCTCCAAAGTGATGAAGTTTTGTTGTGGCTGGTGTAGCACCGAATTCGAAAGAGTGCAAATTTGGTCGGGCCAAAGAAGACAAGAATGTTACTCGAACTTCTTGGTTTGAACCGGTCTTAGATTCTAAGTAATATTTTTGATGAGTCACATCAGCAATAAATTCAGTAATAGTACCATCAGCATCATGTATTACATTCCACTGAGAGCCGTCAAAGCCGTAAACTCTAATGTCGTGCCCACGCAAATCAACAGAGATTTTGAAATCAAAGTTGGTTGGTGGAACAAAGCCATTGCTCATTTGAGGAACAGCGGGATAAGCTGTCTCTCTTGTTAATGTAGATTGTTTCATTTTATTTCTCCTATCTGGTGATCCAGGCTAAGTTTCCTTGAGCGTCAACAGAAAGAATTTTTCCCGCATCTACTTCGGTAAATGCTGGAACATCAGATACATCTTCAAACTTTAGGGCATCTGGTGAATGTCCCGGTAACAAGTGTGGTGCAACAACAGCATCTTCAACAAAGAAGTATCTAACAGACTCTTCTTGTCCAGATTTTGACACAAAGAATACGTCTTCATAGTCAGCCAAATTAATAGTAGTATGGTCAGGCTTGAAGCCATCGTGATTTGGATTGAGGCCCTGATTGAAGTCTTCAACTGTGTCGATCAAAGACCATGTTCCGCCGTTTAAGCCGTAAACTTCAATTTCAGAAAAACCAACGACAATAACAGCATTCGCGGAAGCAGCGTTACCTTCGCTTCCAAAACCAGTGCTACCTGCATCAGGTACAGTCACACCAGCGGTAGATTTATTTAATTTCATAGACATTTTATTTCCTCCATTATTAATAAGTGTCTGTAAAAAAGGCCCCGAAGATTTCTCCCCGAGGCCTTACGAGCAATGCTCAATAGCATTGAGGACTACTCTAAGATGTTATTACATCATGTAGTACTTACCACCTGCTTCTACGAAAGTAACAGAAGATCCTGGGTACATGGTGATAACACCATCAACTTCACCATCAATGAGCATTCCTGCAGGAGCAGAGAAGTTCATTGCTTCAGATGAAGCAGCAGCCAAAGAAACAGTAACTTTGTAGTTTGGTTGAAGAACTGGAAGTGTAGCAGAAGCGCTTGCACCGTTGTTCTCGCAGATTTGGTATTCAAAACCAGCAGGCATCATGATAGCAGCAGAAGCAACAGCATTAGAAATGAAGTTAACTTTTACTTGACCATCAACCATTTGGTCTTGCTTAGCTTCGATATCGTTCTCTTTTGCAGTCGCACGAGCAACTTCAGAAGACAAGTCGTTAGTCAACTGTGTATCAGCAGCTTTGTATGCAGCATCAATTGCAGCATCAGCAGCTTCGTAACCAGCAGTTACAGCCAAGTCACCAGCAACACGAGCAGCGATTTCGTCACCCAAGTCAGAAGCCAATTGTGCGTCTTCTGCTTCAAGATCATTCTTCATAGCCAAGTCAGCAGCTTCGAATGCAGCAGTTACTACAGCGTCAGCAGCAGCCATTTCGCCTTGAAGTGTAGACTTCTCAGAAGCCAACTCAGAGCGAATAGCACCACGATCAGTAGATGCAGCAGCGAAAGAAGCAACGTTAGAAGCTTCGTGTGCAGCCAATGCAGCTTCAACAGCATCAACTTCTGCTTCAAGACCAGCTTTAGCAGTAGCGATATCACCAGCAACAGTAGCAGCGAAGTTTTCATCGTCACCAATTGCAGCAGCCAATTCGTTCAAAGTATCCAACAATGCAGGTGCAGAATCTACAAGAGCAGCAACAGCAGAGTCAGTGTGAGCGATAGCTTCACCTTTAGCAGTAGCGATATCAGCAGTCAACTGAGTGTTCATACCGATACGAGCTTGTTCAGCAGCGATGAAATCAGCATTGGTAGCAGCAATCTCTGCGTCAAGAGCAGCAGTGAAAGCAGTTTCCATTGAAGTGATCTCAGCATCAGTGTAAGCTTTAGCGTCAGCCAAACCTTGAACATCACCAGCAGCACGGTCAAGAAGTTCTTGAGCCAAACCAGCAGCGATTACACCACGAGCATCAGAAGCAGAAACGAAGTCAGCGTTGGTAGCAGCAATTTCTGCATCCAAACCAGCTTGAAGACCAGCAACAGCAGCGATACGAGCAGATTGCTCTGCACCTACAGCAGCAGTACGATCAGCGATTTCTTGATCAATCTTACCGTCCAATACACCTTCAGCAGCTGTAGCACGTTGTTGCTCAGCAGAGATAGCATTAGCATTTACGAGTTCAGCAGCGCGAGCTGTAGAAGCTTCAGAAGCCAAAGCAGCATTGTTAGAAATTACATAAGCGTCATGCTTACCTTCGATACGACCTTCTTCAGAAATACGAGCAGCAGATTCAGCATTAGCAGCAGCTTCAACAGCAGCTTCCAAAGTAGAAATTTCGCCATCAGCATAAGCTTTAGCATCAAGCAAACCTTGAGCATCAGCAGCAGCAAATTCACTGCGGATAGCAGCTTCTTGGCCCAATGCACGATTCTGTTCAGTCAAGATGTCTGCAGCCAAACCAGCGTCAGCGTTAGAACGAGCAGTTGCTTCAGCAGAAACAGCAGCGATACGTCCAGCTTCTTCAGCGTCGATAGCATTAGACAATGCAAGCTCAGCAGCTTCAGCGCGAACTTTTTCACCATCTACAGCACCATCGGTGTAAACTTCCATTTGACCTTTAAGAACTACATCAGCAGCAGCGAATTCGCTACGAATTGCAGCTTCTTGACCCAATGCGCGATTCTTTTCAGTAAGAATATCAGCAGACAAACCAGCTTCTGCAGTAGAAGCACGAGAAGCCTCTGCAGAGATTGCAGATGCGTTTGCAGCGATATCAGAAGTGTGAGTACCATCTTGAACTTTAAGAGCGTCGATTTCAGCAACCATAGCAGTTTCCATTGCAAGGTCTGCAGCAGCAAACTCTGAACGGATCGCAGCACGATCACTAGTAGCAGAAGCAAAACGAGTGTTGGTAGAAGCAATTTCAGCATCCAAACCAGATTGAAGACCTGCTTCAGCAGCAAGAGCACGAGTTTCTTCAGCAGCAAGAGCAGCATCGTTAGCAGCTACGTATGCATCCAAAGAAGACTGAACACCAGAAACAGCAGCAATACGTGCAGCTTGTTCATCAGAATCAGCTTGTTCCAAAGCAGTCTTAGCAGCGTTGAAGTCCAAAACGTGAGAAGCAAAAGCTTGATCGTTTTCAGTGTCAACAGAGTTGATCAAATCAACGATTTCTTTGAATGAGTCAGCATCAGCAGTAGAAGCATTCAAGATAGCGTCGATACGAGCACGTTCACCAGCGATCTCACCAGAAAGACCAGAGTCAGCAGCAACGCGAGCATCTTCTTCAAGTTGCAATGCATCAGCCAAAGAACCTTCAGCAGCTACAGCGCGAACGTTTTCTGCAGTGATTGCAGCAGCGTTAGCTTGTTCTGCAGCACGAGCAGTACCTGCTTCAGAGTTGATAGCAGCTTGAAGACCAGCCTCAGCACCTTCAGCACGAGTCTTTTCAGTAAGAACTTCTTGATCAGCATAACCTTTTGCTTCTTGAAGCTTCGCAGCATCTTCAGCAGCGAACTCACCACGAATCAAAGTTTCTTGACCTTCAGCACGAGATTGCTCAGTAGAAATTGCAGCAGCGTTTGCAGCTTCAGCAGCACGAGCAGTAGTAGCTTCAGCAGCTAAATCACCAGCAACACCGTCAATAGAACCTTGAAGACCAGCTTCTGCAACTTCAGCACGACCTTTTTCAGTCAAGATTGCAGCAGCATTTGCTTGTTCTGCAGCACGTGCAGTTGCAGCTTCAGAAGAAATTGCAGCAGCGTTTGCAGCTTCAGCAGCTTCTGCACGACCTTTTTCAGTCAAGATTGCAGCAGCGTTAGTATCAACTGAAGATTGAAGACCAGCTTCAGCCAATTCAGCGCGAGCTTTTTCAGTAGCATCAGCCGCTACCAGTTCAGCATCTTTAGCATCCAATTGAGCATTCTTAGCGTTAACAGTAGCTACGAATGTATCGTGAACTTGCTCAACAGAAAGGATTCCAGCAGCATTTACGTCAATTGAAGATTGAAGACCTGCTTCAACACCCATTGCACGAGTTTCTTCATCAGAAATTAAATCAGCAAGCTCAGACTTATCAGCAGCAAGCTCAGAACGGATAGCTCCGCGATCAGCAGTAGCACCAGAAAAGCCAGTTGTAGCAAAGTCAACTGTTGCTTGAACGTGACCCATACGAGCCATCTTAAATTCTTCACCAGCAAGAAGACCAGTCTGAGTGGTCCAAACGCCAAGAGGCATTACAACTTCATCAGAAAAGTAATCTAATTTTTTCATTACGCCTTGAGGGAACTCGATGTTCTCAGCAGGCAAGGCAACCATATCAAGAAGCTCAACTTGAGCGTCATATACGATTACACCATTATTAAAATGTTTAGCCATTATTTATTCCTCCATAATAGTAAAATAATGTGACCTTTAGTACGATATGATATGTACCAAAAGCAACCCTTGACAAAAAACACAATTGTGTCGTCCAAGGGTACACATAACTACACCCGAGAGAGTCGAAAAGTAAATAAATTTTTACTAGTTTAGGAAACAACTTTCTAAACGTTAAAAAAAGTTTAAAAAACTTCTATTCTTTCGGTACTAGCGGACTTATAGAGATTAGAATATGAAGAAGTTTAACTGTCCATCGGTGTACAGACTTACGGATGATCGAGGGGAGACCAAGACAATTTCACTTTTGCCATCTATGGACTGATTTTCTCTCGCCCTTATCGTCAGTGTGTAGTTTTCTGCTGATCCGATTTCATCTGTTAAAACAAAGATCTGGCCATTTGCTAAAGTAGAGGCATCTGGTAAAGTAATTACAGCATGCTCGTCAACCTTGAGAGCAATGAAGTAATCGTCAGTCTTCATGTTGTAACTGGTTGTTGTCTCGATTCTATTTCTGACTTCAATACCGGGTTGGTTAATTACTTTTATTATGTTGCCGTTTTCATCAACTGATAACACCTTTGATGAATGACCATCAGGAACGTTAGCCAAGTTCAAGCTAGGAATATAAACCTTTCCGGATGATGGTTGAATAGAGAGGTCTCCGCTATCATTAACATGCATGTCTGCATATGTGTAGTCGGATAAGCCGAAGACTGGTGTTGTATTTGTAAGTCTTAATTGTGCATTGCTATCTTTGATCTCGACCTTTCGGGAAGCATTGTTAATTCCAACGGCCAACGATCCTTGCAGTTTTGTTGCGTTCGCAACATTGAGATATGACAAAGTACCAAGGGCGTAAATGTTAGTCTGATTCCCAGTTGTAAGACGACCAGAGATAGCCTCCGCGTTTAGCCAATAAGTATTCATGGTTGTCGCATCGACAGTATCGGTGGTTACATTGTCATTAGATATTGTTGTATCTCCATTTACAATGTTGCTTGATGTAATGTCGGTAAAGTGTCCCGTGTGTGACGATACAGAAACAGATGAAGATAGTTGACCTGCGTTATCAAGAACTATATCGCCATTAGAGCCAACCACAAGCTCTCCAAGGACTTTTACATTGTTGCCTATGTCTATAGTCGAATTGTTTGTTGAAATGCTTGTGGAGTCATTTGTGACGCTTATAGATAGGTTTTGAGAACCGTTTCCAAGTTCTAGTTGATTTGATGTAGATGTTACACCAAATTTGGCTGTGGAGTATGATCCAACTCCAACTGTTGATGCAGAGACAAAAAGAACGTTATTGATCTCGAGATCATTAGGAGTAGACATTGTCTTAGCGTTCATGATGATTGAGTCTGAGGATTCATCTCCAAAAGTCAGAGTGTCTGCGGATACTGCGAAGTCGGTGACTCGGGCTGATAGTGTCCCTGATATAATAAGGTTGCCCGTTATCCTTGCATCTCCGGATACATCTAGTGCATGCTCTGGTGTGGTGGTGTTGATTCCAACTCGTTGACCTGTCGGAGTAATTGAGAACATTCCTTCCGTGTTGGTCTCCAAGTCAGTATGATGCTGCACTGGATTAAACAGGAATCCGCCATTGATAATTTGGTTCGAACCAAGAGATGATAGTCTCAGTTGAGCACCAGTGTTATCGTACACTTCCATCTTCTTTGCTGGTTGGTTTGTCCCAACTCCAACTCCTCCAATCTTAGCCACGAATGCATTTGTATCGAGTTCTATCCCTTGGCTTATGACGGCGAAGTCCATACCGACAGCGTTGGAGGAATTGACCGAGTTAAAACTGGTAGAGGAGATTGTGGCTCCGGAGTTTGTGTTTGAGATGTTGACCTCGGACTGAGCCGTTGTCGATCCCAAGATTACATTTCCGTTTGCGTCAACAATGCGACCTGTGAGAACAATATCTCCAAAGGTCGAGTTCGAAACAATTGCTGTGGATGAGGATAGGGCTGATGCCGTAAGGGTGGTTGAAATTACGGTGTCCGCTTCCATCTCATCAAACAGTGCGATGGTTCCGCTGAATTGAGATGCATCAATTTCAATCGCATTTATATCACCAGAGACATTTAGTATTGCTCCGTCGAAGGTAAGGTTCTCTTCTGCGTTAACTGTGTCTCCGGTAACTGATGTGACGATTCGATTGTCTGCGAAGTTTGTCGCATAGTTGATTGGTACACCGTCGAGGTCTCCACCCCAACCGTAGAAGTTTACAGCAGTAACGTTCCCTGTAATGTCGAGGGACCCTGTGAATTGATGTAGGTCGTCTTCTGTGTCTCCAAATATTGATGATCCGGAGACCTCAAAGTTAAAGACTGTTTTTGTTTGATTTTGGATTTCAAAGTTGTGCGCGATGATATCGCCCGAGATGAGGAGTGCATTGTCTTCATCAGACCAAAACAAGTTTGGATCGTGATCCAACTTGGTCGCATCACCCGATATTTGAATCGAGCCTTTAGGACCTGACGCTTGGGATCCTACAACATATGCCCATCCAAATTCTTTTGCCATTACTCATCGATTCCCGTTCCGATTAATTGATACATTCTTTCACTAGGTATGTTGGTCAAGCCTGCGCAAATACTAACATCAGCATCCGCCGAAGACTTAAGAAAGATTTGTTTTACTTTGCAATTTAACTTTATTTCTTGTTGGTCATAAAGAGTTATTGTATGACGATCCAGCGCATTACCTATTAGATAACCATCTTCAAAAGTTAAAGTCCCAGTATTGATTACGAGATTGTTGGATGATATTCTATCAAATATTGTTGTTGTAGTGTCTGGGGTTGCGAAAAATGCCTTATAATGATTATCTTCGAAGGCCCACCATGATACAAGTCCATCAATTGAATTTTCGGTGTCGGGAGATATCTTGTATGACCCGCTGTATACTTTAGTAATTTCTGTTTCTGTTAATGCACGATTAAACAAATATATGTTTGAATATGATCCGTCGTGGTTCAAGGTTGTAGATCCCAGAGTTAGAGTATCAAAGTTAGCAGTAATCGCTTCTGTATTTACTGTTTCCGTTAATAGTGCGCCATTTAAGTAGACTTTTGTGGCGCCGCTTTTAACAACAAATATCATATTGAACCATTCGTTTATAGCAAGAGGGCTTGTTGTTGTGGTCTCGGTGTTAGCGCCCGAACCAGAATTTATAAAAGTTCTAACTTCGTCATTTGATCTCGTTTGTACTCTGATATCCACTCCAGTCCCGGTAAGATTAGCGATTCTTTTATCGCCACTAGTTATGGAATCAAACTTAACCCACATTGATAAAGTCACTTCTTGAGTGGCGGTTATTGATGCAGACAAGTGTTCGTTTGAGTTCGGCATGTTTGCCGAGCGTCTTGGCTCGCAAAACACAATGTCTAAATTAGCACTCTTGCTACCATTAACATCGTTCATTATTTTAATGTAGTCGGTAACATTTGGAAATTCATAAAATTTGCCTTCTGCACCAGAAAAAGCAACAGTCTTAAGCCATGGTCGACCAGATACTTGAAACGACCCAACGTTGTTGAGACCTGCTGTATAATTAAAACTCATTAGGTCGCCACTCCTACAACGTTGTCTAGACTAAACATTCTTTCTGTTGGAATTGTGGTAAGTTCTGCATATATCTGAACGTCATCGTTTGTAGTTCCTGCTGTGCCGGCAGCCATAGATATAAAAATCTCTTTACACTTCACATCAAATGTTTGCGAACCGCTGGCTGGGATTGTAACGAAGTTGTTTTGTGTTTGAGCTCCCTTTAAGCCTCCACCAGCAACATAAGGCGCGAAGTGAACTCTTATTGGTTCATCATGGTTTGATCTCACAGTAATGCTTTTTGTTACTTTTGGAAACTCAAATTTCAAAGAGTCGTTCGTGTTTCCAGGTAAATTTGAACCACTTAAGTAAGGTGCTCCACTTACTTGGTAAGATCCGACGTGGTTTAGTCCTGCGGTATAAATATTTGAACTCATAATTCTTCCCTCTCTTTAGGACTAAATAGTTATTGCTTCTTCTTCTTGAGGTTTGCTCTCCATTTTTTCCGAGCGAGGCGCTTCTTCTCTGAGTCAGAAGTGAAGTGTCGTTTGTCTCTCATCTCTTGGATGATTCCAAGTTTCTTACATTTCTTGGTGAATCTTTTGATAAACCGTTCCATAGTCTCGCCTTTGCGAGGCTTCATCTTATAATTGGTAGCCATTATTTTCCCTTTGCTAATTTTGACCAAATTGCCGAACTAGAACCGAATGCTGAAATATCAACTCCGGGATCGCTTGGAGATACACCTTCTAGAGCCTTTGAGCCACTAGGCCCTGATGAGCGTCCACTGTCTCTATTCGACATTGGGGTTGTGCCTTCAAACAAATCAACGCCATTGTATGAGTCTCGACCGATTGAGTCAAGCATCTTTTTTCGACGTTGTTTTCTTTTTCGTTCTTCTAATTCGTGATCAATTTGTGGTTTTTGATATTGTTGAGGTTGCTTGGTCTCGACGATACGCTGGCCGCCTGTTCCTTTAACAACTTCGGAAATGATTCCTGAGAGAACCCCTTCTTCGAATATAACTTCTTTGATGCACTCTTTGATAAGTGGCTTAAGGGTTTTCTTTAATTGTTCTTTGTTCATTTAGTCTCCAAGAATCTTCTTAAATAGATTGTCAATATTATTTTCTTTTTGTTCTCGCAATCTTGTCGAGAACTTAAATGCTTTCTTCGATTCTTCTCCGGGATACACATAGGCATCGGGAGTTGATGGCTCTGATACGATATCAAAGCAAATAAGTTGGAAGTCGTCTTCAACGATAGTCTCGCCCATTGACTCTTTGACTGAGCCAAGTCCTCGAGATGATATCCCAAGTTTAACACCAGCGTTGATCAAGTCCTTAAGGATGCGACCAGAAGGAGTGTCGAGCACTTTAATTTTGCCCATAACATCCTTGCCTTCCCACCAGCACTTAGTGACCATGTGAGATACGTTCTTAAGGTTGATGACTGAATCGTCTGGATGGTCAAGTTCACCACATGCGCGATTGTCGTTGACGATCCTTATGTAGTTGTCCATTTCTCGCTTGAGAACTTTCTCTGGGTACTTACGACCATTGCCGTTCTTCTTATCAGCAGTTTGAATACGACCAGTGAGATACATAGCTCCGTCTTCTTTTATCTCTCGCTTTTCACGCTCAGTCAATAAATCTTGGCACATGCCGTCTGGGCATAATGCATGATATTCTCTTAGTAATTTTTTAGACATTCGTCACTCCTAAATATATTTACCGGGGAACAATTCGTCCAAATGGAATCCACCAGATTCATCATCAATCGCACTATATGATATATGACCATTTCTCTTAGCCTCAGCAAGGGCTTCAAAATAACTCAGAGGACCATCATAATAAGTGCCCAACCATTCTTCGTCACCACTCCATGCATTCATGTAGGGCAAGTCACCATCTTCATCGCGCCCCAATGCCTGAAAAGCTTTCAGCTTTGCTTGACCAAGAGCTTCGAGTGATGGGCTTATATTTGCTCTGTATTGTTTTTGCTTTTCTTCTTTAGCTGCGTCTTCTGCTGCTCTTTGTTGCATTATGTTCTCAATGTCCGATGCAGTCCCAGAATCAGAACTAGAAGAAGAAGGTCCGCCATAGCCTCGTTTATATCCACCACGAGGTAGAGGTCCTTGAGCAGCTTTTTTCTTCGCAGCTGCGGCTCGTCGCTTTCTCATAGCTGCTAGAGCGGCTAATCCCAAAAGCGCTTCGGACTCATTCATAACTGATTGTAGCTCTTCTTTGATAATTTGTTTTAGTTGTTCATTTGTAATCTTCATTATTATTCTCCAATATTTTAAACGCCTAATAATTTTTTAATTCTCTGACCTAAGGGGGTTAGTTGATACATATCCCAATCCTCTGTATAGCCTTTTCTAGCCAATGCTCTGATATTTTGATCACTATAATAATCGTCATCATTTGTGTCAAAGATAGGTAGTTCATCCGGGGTGAATCTACCGGAAAATAACTTCATCAGATCTACATTCCTATACTCATCATCGTATCCGCTTGAGTCAAAGAACCCTGCATCGTCTGCATCACCAAGCACTACGTAAGCACTTCTGCCCAAGATCTTGTCTAAATCTTTAATACTTACAAAGCAACTTTTCGAGGAACTGTCGCAATCTTTTTCTATCATGAGTTCCAACTTAACATGAGATAGCCATTTAAGGCTACCGTCGTCTCCATCAAAAATCTTTTGGTTTTCGTACTCAATATAGTCATCAATCCAATACAGATCTCCGCCAAGAGCATCTATAAACATTTTAGCCTGATTATAGCCCTCTTGTGTTCCGGAAGATATTATGTCTAATATTTTGGGAATGTGTTCTTCGGGGATGTTCATATCGCTAGCATCCGGCGAAAAATTTGCTTCAGCAAGAACGCTACGAAGTTCTTCTTTGATGATTTGCTTTAGTTGTGCATTTGTAATCTTCATTGATATTCTCCAATATTATAAAAAGGTGGGCGGGCGCTACCCGCCCGAGCTAGGATCCGCTGCAACAGCGACGGACGGGTTGTAAAACCCAACGCTTAATCACCAACATGCTCACCCCCTGATCTTGATGATAGTCTTAAGCCGAAATCATCGACCAAGACCGAAATTAAATAAGATGTCCCTGCAGACAAACAGCCAAGCAAGAACGCATTCACGAATGAACGCTCGAAACTAAATAGTTCCGTATACGGAGAAAGACACGAAATAAAGACTCCAACCCAAAACCCCATACAAAGAGGGCAATGCCATAAGGTGTTCCACTTCTTGGTATAGTCCTTAGGAGGTCGAATGTCTTCGAATATCTTTCCGTATACAATGATAAAAGTCATGCCGTAACAGGCAAGAATAAAATGTAATGTTTCCATTTAAAGTCCGCGAAATCTTACTCTAAAATTTTCTGCTGAATGGTTTTTCAACATTTGTTCGAAAGCGCGTTTGTTTCTGCCTAACTTCTTGACAAAAGTTTTGTGACCAGAATTCATTTTTTCATATTGTTCTTTTCCATCTGATGCGTCTTTCTTCTTAAAGCTATGCATGACTG